CTATCCAGCAATTTTCGCGCCTCCGATGGTGAATATCTCCGCACCTTCTCCGGTGCTGCTCCGGTGAAACGCCCGCGGCGCCAGCGATATGATCTCATCAATGATGCGCTCTATCTCGGCCCGACCGGCGGCAAGATAGTCAGGATCGAACGGCGCATAGATGTCGCTGGTCGCATCGAATTTGGCATGGCCAAGGAACATCTCGATTTCAGGCCAGTCAGTCTTCGGAAGCCGGTCCCGCAGTAGCTTCGCCATTGATCGACGGATGAGCTTCATACCAGATTCGCCGTCGCCCGGCAGGCCCAGGTCAGAGGCCATGCTCTCCCAAGAGGACTTAACCGACTTGGCCCCAACGAAGAAACCGCTGGCTGCGTCCAGATGCAGCGCAGCCTGCCATGCCACGGGTACGACAGGGCGAAACTTTTTGGTCTGGCGCCGGCCAGCCCAATTGAGATTGAGAACGCGGGCATTGCTATTCCACTGGCGCCGCTTCGGGTCGGTGGAAATGTCATGCACCGCATCAGGGCGCGCCAGGGTGGCCACCGATGCTATGAGGAAGCGATGCAAAGCGGCCCGCTTCACCGGGAACCGCTCATCGGTGGCATAGGCGAACATGCGCGCCAGTTCCTTGATGTCGCTGCGATGCTCAGGCGTCCGGTTGATGCTTTTGGTCGGGATGGGCTTGAATTGCGCGGGCTTGATGGTGTCGCCGCGCCCGTGTGAGAAATTGATGGCCGCCGCGAGTTGAATCACGCTGTTCTCGATCGTAGATAGCGCACGTGGGCGTTCCTGCTTCGAGGGCGAGATGATGGGCTGCGGTGCCAGCCAGGCACGGAACCCGGCGATCCACTCCTCATTGACCCGCTCGCAAATCAAGGTCACGTCGCCCCGCTCCGCGATATAGCGGGTGACGTGCGCGATCCGGTGGCCGATCGCCTTGTCCCCGCCGCCCTTGGCAGCCAGATAGTCTTGGATTGATTGCAGCACAAGAAATCCGCTCCCCGCTACCCGGCGTTGGCCGCAGGTTGGGCAGATCGCCGCCCCTTCGCTGTGCTGGAGGTAGTGCCGGTCGAGCGCGCGCTTGGCGTCGGCAACATCTCCTGAACCCGTTGAAGCGCTGCGCGTCCGGCCTCGCTCGCTGTCATACCAGAAGATAGCGAGGAAGGGGCTTCGCAAGGTTCCATCCCCTCGGCGGTCCCAATCGAGCCAGAAGGCACCGCGCTGATAGATTCCCTTCGCCTTTGCACGTCTCGGCATCTCGCCCGTTCCCTCAAATCTTTGGCTGCCATTGTCCGAACGGCATCGATGCCGCCCGCTTCCGCGATAATATCGAGGTCCGCCCCCGTAAGGCGAATCCCGCGCCCACATTCCAGCGCGCGCGACAGGCGCCGGTCAAGGTCTGCTATGGCGCTCATCCCCGCCTCCTCCTATCGCACGTCGACGGCGCAGATCAGGGCTTCCCGAAGGAACAGCCCCAACGGTCTATATTGGAGATAGTAACGCCCACCAGGCTGCACCCCTGGGCCGAAGGACATCATCCCGCTGCCGAACCAATGCTGGGTCGCTGGCACCAAGATGGGCGCCTCGTATCCATCATAGGGCGGATCCGCATAAACCGCATCGTCGCGCTCGACAAAAAGTTCGACGTTGTGAGCCTTCCAATCCTCTTCTGTCCAAGGCTGCATCGCCAATGTGTGGGCGCCGAATCGGAGAAAGGCCATCTGATCCATCGTCAGCCGGTCAAGGCAGTAGCGCACCACCTCCGGGCCAACAGGCTCAGCGCAATTGCAAGGTCTATCGCCACCGGGAAGCGTCTTCTTGCCGAAGCAGAGATAGCAGGTCGCTGCCAAACGCTCATTCAAGATCAGCCCGCTCATCCTTCGTTTTCCTCAAGATCAAGGCCGGCCCGCACATTGGCGGCCATGGCCCGGAGATAGATCCCCGCCCAGCGCCCGCGCAGTTCGGCTTGGTGGTCGAGATAGGCGGCGATGCTGGCGCGGCCGGTCAGCCCAGCGAGGATCTGGGCAGCCGCCTCTTCTGTGCAGGCATCTGCGAAGTGCTGGCCGTCCAGCAGGATCTGCTTTCCGACCTGGTGGAATTCGGCCGTCATTGCAGCACCTGATGGCTTTCCTGCCCGGCCACCATGTCCGCCATGGACTGGCGGGATGACTGGGCAAATATCTCGGCTGCCATGAGCGCGTCGGCGTCGCTCTCGCGCGCATCGAACGCCATGCTCATCGCCGCGAAGCCCATGCTCATCCAAACCAGCGGGCCGTCGGCCGGCGTTTTGTCCAGCAACTCCTTCGCGAACAAGCGGAAGGCGTAAGCCAGCGTGATCATCAGTTCCTGCTCTTCGGCGCTGAGGGGCGGCGGTGGTGTCTGATCAGCCATGGTTCCGATCCTCCACCCAACATTCATCCACCAAGCACCGCCGGCACCGCTGCGGCTGGCGTTCCTTCTCGCCCGGATTCCAATGCTCCCGCCAAGTGGCCGTCAATTCAGGGGTCCAGGTAAAATAGCCCCCGCAATTCTGGCAGACGTCTACGTCGCAATCGCAAGGATCGAATCCGCATTGAGGGCAGGTCGGGTCATAGTCGTAAGCGTCAGCCATCTATATTCCCCTCCCGCACCTCGAATGACACTGCGACTACCCAAGGGTTCGCCTCCCATGCGCCGGGGCCGTTGATGCGGTTCCATAGGTCGTGATAGGCGGACACGGCATTGTTGAAGACGTCCGTGCCGTCGAAGGCGGAGAACTCCGCCGGGTCTTCCATGGTCGGCTCATATTCGACCACGCCCTCAGCAAGTGCGTCGGCTTCGCTACAATCCTGCAACCGCTGGACCCGAACATCGGTCACGGTCAGCGTCATGCGGGACAGTGCGCGCGGCATGAACCTGCCCAAGCGCTTGTACCAGCGGGGCAGGCCGGGAAATGCCTTGTCGCGGCTGACAAGAAAATCCGCGGGCGGATCGAAGCTGACCATGGCCTTGGCACCGTCGAAGGCCCACTTCGTCTTGCCGCCCATTGTCAGCCCACCTTCGACAACATGCCAGCTGCCGAACTGATAATATTCCTCCCGGACATAGAGCCGGTCGCCCGGCTTGAACCCGGCAGAGAAACAGACCTCGCCCTCCTCATCGCCGAACCAGCCCGGCGCATCGTCGAGCGCGACGACATAGGTTAGGTCGAAGCCGTTGGCCCCGGTGCAGATCCGCCGCGTCTGAGTCTTCCGCCCGTCGAGCAGGGCGCGCACCATCGGCGCGCTGAAAGGGATCGGGCGATCAACCACGGCTCACCGCCTTCCGCGCAGGCATCGGAACCATCCATTGCCGGTGATACTTGGCCTTTTCGGGCTTGGGCTTTGCCGGGTTGGACGAGAGGGCCAGCGTCTTTTCGCGAAGGGCTGGCGTTGAAGGGTGGCGTGCGGGGCGATCCATCAGAGCCTCACTCCGCTGAGGGCCGCGACAGTGGCCTTGTCCATGAACTCGCGGTGCGGCCGGCACCGCGGTGCGCGCTCAGCTTCCAACAGGCGCCGAACATATGCCTCTCGCTGCCTTTCCCGCTCGATCGCTTCCCGGATGCCGCGCTCCCTGGCGTCCTCATGTTGGTCCATATATTTCGATCCCAACCGCTCGATGAGTTCGGCGGCGGACGGCGGATTAGGGAAGCGCGTCAGGAAGCGGCGCACAATGTAAAGCTGGTTGGGGTGAAGGTGGATCGGGGGAGCGGCAGCAAAGGCCTCCAACCGCTGGGCGCCAGGGACCGACGATAAGCCGGCGGCGCGCATCGCTGCGGAAACATCGCTCCATTGCCATTTATTCCGCCGCTGCCACGCCCGCAGTTCCTCGCGGACTTCCTTGTTTGTCGGCAGGTCAGGGGTGAAGCTGGTCACTGATTTTCCTCCCAAGCGCGGCGGCCGGGCCACGCTTTCCAGTAAGCGTCGGCTACCTTCCGGGCGTCGAAGCCGTATTTCAGTTCAAAGGATTTCCACCCGCCACGCTGGCTGAATGAGCCGACCTTGCCGTGCTGTTCATCATGATGGCGCTGGCAAAGGGGAATGGCGAAGCGGTCGCTGGCCTTGGTCTGCATGCCCTTGTCGCCGCCATGGTCGACATGGGCCGCTTCGACCGGAGTGTGGCGCGGAGGTTCAGCATCACCGCACCCGCCGCAACGGTGCCCCTCCAGATAGCAGGGGCGACCGCGCAACCACTGGAGATAGGCGGTCGCCACCTTCCATTCGGGCCGGGGCGCGTTCTTTTTCCTGGCTTTGAACGCGGCGGGGCGGAGCATCGACCGGCCTCCCCTCAGTACGCGATGCTGACGTTGGGGATGGCGCCGGCGGCGATCGAAATGACGATCTTCTCCGCCAGCGCTTCATCCTCGACACCGCAGCCCATGATGGCCTTCTTTGCGGCGATGTTGATGCGCCTGCGGTGCGCGAGGTTCGCAGCCTTGCGCTCGTTTTCCTCGTGCGCCCGCATGGCGGCCCGGATGGTGGCCAACGCATCGTCGCGCAGGGCCGCCACCTTCTGGACATGATCGCCCAGCGTTTCGGCGGACAGGTCGATCTTCTCTTCCAGTTCGCGGATGATGACCGGGAAGGGCTGCGTCGCGCCGCCGATCATGCCCAGATTGCATTCCCGGATATGGGCGATGGCCAGATTGGCGTTCGCTTCCTGGCGGGCCTTCAGTTCGCGGGCATTGGCAGCGTCGATCTCGGCCTGCGCCGCGCGCTCCCGTTCTTCCAGTTCCAGGCGGGCCTGTTCCTGCGCGTCGCGAATGGCCTGTTCCGCCGCCTCCCGACGTTCGCTCTCGATGCGCCGTGCTTCTTCCTGCCGGCGTTGTTCCTGGGCCGCAGCGGCCTCGCGCTGACGTTCTTCCTCTTCGCGGGCAAGTCGCGCCGCCTCTTCGCGCTCGGCCTCTTCGGCCAGGCGCTTCTCTTCCGCCTCGCGCAGCCGCGCCAGTTCCGCCGCATCGGCCTCCGCCTTTTCCAGCCGCTCGATAGCCGCCAGCAGGGTGGCGACCGTGCTGTCCCGCAGGTCGACGACCTGCTCCAGTTGCGGGCCGAACAGTTCATCGTTCAGATTGCGGCCCCGGATGCGATCCAGCCGGTCCTTCACCGTCTGACTGGTGTCTTCGGCGGTGATGACGCTGGCGGCGACCATGTCGTCTATGATGGCCTGCGCTTCAGCCTTGCGCGCGGATTTCGTCTCTTCCCATTTGGTCAGCGGCAAGCGGATCTTGTCGTGCAGCGCGCCCAGCTTCGGTTCGACCAGCTTGCCCTGCTCGTTCACGTGGTCGGTCAGGTCGCGCCATTCCTTGGTCTTGGCCAAGCGGGCGGCGCGAATATCAAGGCGGAACCTGTCAGCCCGCTCGGCGCGCTTCTTGATGGCGCTGCGGCCTTCCTTCGTGCTGACGTCGGCCGGTGCGTCCTCCGCCTCCAGCGCTGCGATCAGCAGGTCCACCTTTTCAGGCTGCGTCAGCGCCAGTATCGGGTCGTTGCCGATCTCGCGGAGGATGGCGTCATGGTCGATTTCGACTTTCTTGGCTGCGGTGGCCATGGATTATTCTCCCTGATCGGCGCTGACCGGACGAGCGGCCTCGATCGCCGCGGCGACTTTGGCGGCCCAGTCATCGGCCATGAATTCGAGGTGCGGAGCGGCTTCCTTTTCAAGCGCTTCCAGGTCGAAATCGCTGCGGACAGCCTCAGCCTTCGCGATCAGTTCACGGGCCTTCATGGCGGAGGGGCTGGTGTCGCCTTCCTCGCTATCGTTGTGCGCCTCGCCCATGTCGCTGACGGCACGGCCTTCGTCACCGCCTTCATCGACAGCAGCGTCATCACCGGCGGCCCATTGCGCCATCTTCATGCCGACTTCTTCGTCCAGTGGGCCAGGACGTCGGGCGAGCGCGCGAAACTGCCGGGGCAGCTTCACCATCGTCTTCTCACCGACACCTTCCGGCTCCCACGTCGGGACGCCGTTGGCTCCGGGGTAAAGGAGCGCGTTCAAGGTCTGCTCGTAAACAAACTCTTCCCCGGCGATCGGCATGAAGCCCATCTGCTCCACCTCCGTCTTGCCGTTGGCGCCCTTGACCGGCTTCGACGTGTTTTTGGCGCGAAAGCAGAAGACGAAATTGGCGTTGAGTTGAAGGATTCCGTTGATGAGCCGACGGCGCTTCTGCTTCGGTTCCGACCACGCGAGCATGGTCATCTTGTCGCGCTTCTTCCAGTCGTCACCGGCCATGCGGTCCAGAATGGCATCGTGCAGGTCGACCATCCCTCCCGGTCCCTCATGTTCATGGGACATCGAATCCACGATGACGACGCCGGCGCCCCGTCCGACGCAAAATTGCAGCGCTTCCAGATAGTCGAGCGACCCGAACGGTGCGTCGAAGGGCACATGCTTGAATTTGAACCGGTCGGCATAGTGAAGCGCGCGGCGCGATTCCGTGTCGATGAAATAGATGTCCCCGCCGGTGACTGTCTGGATGCCGGTGGCGATGCGGAGCGCGGTGAAGGTCTTACCCGATCCCGACGGGCCGGTCAGGCCGACCAGCAGCGGAACATGCGAGCGCACGGCTGGAGAAGCCTCGAATTTACGGGCAGGTGATTGCATTACATGGACTCCAGAGAGAAACGGCGCGCAAGGCGCTGATTGATGAGCCAGTCGGGCGGGGCCAACTTCTGGGTTTCACGGGGATAGCCGGGCCAGCGGCCTTCCTTCATGCAGCGGCCGAATGTCTCAGCGGCCTCTTCGCACAGATCCCAGGCGCTGGTGGCCCATGCCTCATTTATGCTGACCGGATGGGTGCAATGCGGCGCTTTCGTCTCGGAAAAGAGCGTGGTGAAGGCGACCCGACCGAAGCAGCCAAGGACATGCTCGATCCCCTTGCGATACCAGACGTCTTGTGTGTCATAGCCGCCGTCGACCATGCGCTTGATCACAGCTTCTTCGGACGCATCCGTGGTGGATTTGATGTCCACGGCGCGCATCAGCGTCGGGCACCAAGCGTCGACCATGCAGCGCGCCCAGATCTCACCGTGCGAGGTTTCGACCTTCCATGCCACGACGACTTCCGACAGGAAGGGTTCGCCGTGCAGCACTTCCTTGATGTGCCCATAGAGGATGTTCGCCTGGGCCTGGGCCTGCTCGAAATGGCCCTTCAGGATCGGAACCTTTCCCTTGCGCTCGGCATAGGCGCGGGCGGAGCGGGCGTCGGCCCCCGTAAAGTCCGGGGCGTTGATGACCGAATAATCCTTGCCCGCGCCCAGGGCGAGCCGGTGAACCACGGATCCCCGGTGCATCGCAATCGTGGCCCGGCGCTCTGCCGGCGGTTGGCCGATAGCCGGATGATTATACGCGAAATGCTCCGGCGACTGGTTGATGAGGATGCCGATGCCGGTATTGGTCAGCGCAGGTTCCGGGCACGGCTCCGAGAAATAATCCTCGGACGGCATGTCGAAATACATGCCCGGCTCGCTGATGAGGATGCGGCGCGGGCCGTCGACCACTACGACTTCCTCCGCGCCCGGCATTTTCAGCGCAGCCGACGGTTTGGGAAGCGGCTCAGCCTTCTCCCTCACCTTCGGCTCTGGCGCAGGCTTCGGCTTCTTCGCGCCGGGAATTTTCAGGAGGCCTGTCACCGACGCAACTCCTGCTTCTGGTCCCATGCCGCCCGGTGCATTTCATTCATCGTCACCGGCGGTTCGCTGGCAGCATCCTCCGCCTGACGTTCAGCAGCAGCGGCCAATTCGTCGGCGTTCATTTCCCGCCAGCCAGTGCCTTCACAGGCCTCGCAATCGGGACCGAACGGCAGTCCGTCGGCGCGGATATAGCCTTCGCCGTCACAGGTCGGGCATTCGATTTCGTGCTTCACCACGACGCAGCCTCCATCGCCGCCCGGACGCGACGGTCGCGCTCAACCTGGGGCAAGGAATTGAAGTCGGGAGCGGCGCGGGCGGCGCCGGCAGCGATGTCGCCCGGAGTGTCGGGGATCCTGCTGACGTCGAAAAAGCGCTTCATGTTGATGAAGCCCACCACGCCCCAGGGAGCGAAGGGATCGGCAGATAACGGAATACGGGCGTGCTTCATACGAGCGCCCCGCAGGCGGCCAGCACGCACAGGATCAGCCCAAGGAAGGCCAGGAACACCGCGAACTGCGCATCGTCGGAAGGCGTAGCGGCGCCCCGGTTGTCGCGCATCAGAGCGACAACCACAGAGCGATGTCGAGGATTGCCCAGACGATGACGGCCAGGATCAGGCAGGCCAGATCCGCGATGTCTTCGGCTTGGGGGAAAGAGTTGGCGCGACCGGCTGGGGTGGCCTTGGGGGTATGGCCGGTCGCGCCTATCGTCGGGTGGCTTACTTCACCGACGAAAGGATGATTCGAATGAGCGAGACCGTCACGATCCCGCGAGAAGAATGGGAATGGCTGAAAACCACCGCCAGCATGGCCTTGTGGTTGGCCAGCTTCAGCGCAAGCCGCCTGTTCGCAGGCGAAGCCCCTATGGGCGATCATGACATAATCACGCCGCATCTTCATCGCCTCCAAGAGCTTGCTGGGGCAAGTGAGGCGCGCCGCTGGACAGCGATTGAGCTAGAGCAGCTTCTACTTGGGCAACCCGCGCGTTCGTTTCACGCAGCGCCGCCCGCAGCGTTCGCAGTTGAGCCATGACATTTGGCTGCGATGCCTCCGGCTCCAGCAGTTCCCGCGTAATGAAATCAGGGAAAGCGCCAGAATCAATGGCGCGGCCAGCATGGGTAAGGGGGGCGGTGCTGGCCGCGCCGCACCCGCTGGCAGGCGCCGGCTGATTTTCAGAACCAATCAACATGAAAGCCTCCATCCGGGCTGGATGGAGGCGGTCAGTCAGCGTCCATCAGCGGGTGATGGAGCTTTAATGTGCGGTTTTTTCGTTCAGGTCAACGGTATTTTCGCACAAAAGAAATTTTTTTCGTACATATCACTCGAACCTGGTCTTCTTCATGAAGGCATATAGAAGCACCGCATCGGCAAAATGCGATGCGTCTCCCACCGCATCGACTGGCAGGTCTTCCGGCCATTCATACCGCCTTGTCCGGATGGTTGAAGCGCTCAACAATTCGGAGAGCAGGCGTGCGCTGCTGAAGCAATCATCACCCTGAGCCGTCACAGGCTGCTCCGTATCTACCCGCGCCATAGCATGCCTTCCGGGATAGTCATGGCCAATCACACAGAACCGAGACGGCTTACCCACCGGCGCAGGCATAACAAGTAGTCGGGCATCATCATGGACAAGATACCAGGTCTCGGTATCCTCCATTTCATCAAATCGGGACCGCACGGTCCATTCGCCAACTTGGCCATAGTCCGCTCTTCCCTGAGAATCGATCGTGTACTTATACGGAGTGCCGTCAATGAGCCCAGACCGCGTTGGCGTCCGATAGTTCATCGACTCCGTTTCGCCGGGCCTGAAAAAGATTTTGGCGTTCCGTTCATCCCGCTCAACTGCCACCACAGAAGCGGGCCGCTGGGCCAATGTGGTGACGGAAATGCTCAGCAGAACCGATGCAAAAACAAGACGCCTTATCACCACCGCCCTCCGACAAAATCTTGTCGCGCGCTGAGGACCACTCCGATTACAGAGATCTCATTATCTATGAATGCGTCTTCACTCGGTCTGCCGATCCGAATAACGTCTTGGAACTCAGGTTCATAGCTTTCGCAGCGCAGAATCCAGTCTCCCCCATCCACGTCCAAACGTTTACAGGTAAGCTCAGTCAGGTCGTGATTGTGGCGCTGGACTATCACCAGATCGCCCGGTCGAAGCTCGGCCACCCCGAACGGTATGCGCCTGCACTCCAGAAGGCTGTTGGGCAGGATCGTCTTATTCATCGACAAACCTTCAAGCCGAAGCGCAAATCGTTCGGTGCCCGGAAAGGGGTTGGGGCCAACTTTCATAGTGACCCGTTCATCGGCTGGAATTTCTGACTGTTGCCTCCACACTCCGGCCGCCACGGTGCCTACAACCTCCAGCTCTTCTAAGTCGGTCGGCGCTGCTTTGATTGCGGGAGATGCGGACGATGATAATCCGGCGAGCTGCATCACCTTTGCCGTGTCAACTCCTCGCTCACCAAGAATCGCCGCTATCTTTTTGGCCAGATCGAACGGCAAAATTGGCTTTTTAAACTTCTTCGGGTCCTCGTAATAGGCATACGACGACGGCTCTACGCCCAGCAATTCCGCCATGCCGCGCACAGTGACCTTGGGGGCAGCGGAGTTCCGCAAAGCCTTCAATTTCTCAGGTATGCCTTCCATAGCGCAACTATCCGAATTTTCCGCACAATGTATGTGCGAAATCCCCGTTGCAATTTGTACGCTTTTGCCGCACAAGGCGGCATATGACTGCTCATCCATCATTGTTTGATCGTTGCGGGGGCACCCGTGCGATGGCGGAAATCGTTGGCGAAGCGCCATCGACGGTTCAAAGCTGGAAGACAGCACGGCGAATTCCCGCTGGGAAACAACCGGAAGTGATCGAGCGCGTAAACCGCGCAGGCATTCCCATCACGGCAGAAGATGTTGTTTGGCCTTTCGGTCGCCCGAGCGCCAGCCATGACCAGCCCCCCGCCACAGGGCCGGCCGAAGAGAGGGCGGCGTGAGCGACGATCGCAAGATCACCGCCATCGTCCGCAATGGAAGCGCGGTCGTATTCGAGGGCTTTTCCGGAACCCTGATTGTCCAGTCGATTGCCAACGGACAGGACGCTGCTTCCATCCCCGATTCCGTTGGCCGGGCTGCTGAGAAGTTCGACCTCGCCTTCGCGAGCATGCTCAGCGCGACGCGTGAAGTTTCGACAGAATCCTATTTCAGGCTTCTCGACGAGGTTTCCTCCGCAATCAGCCGGACTTTGGCTTGTCAGGGAGAGCAGCGTGAATAGTCGCGTAGATCCCGCTCGCCATGTCGCGCGCCGACGCATCAGCGTGCAGGCGCAGCGGCTCCAGCGCCGTGTGCAGCGTTCGCAATTCCGCGTCAGTGAATGCCCGGTCTTGGTGCAACCGCTTGATGATGATCGCCAGTGCGTGCGCGCTGAACAGACTGGCAAGTTCTGCGGTCGCGGCGGTGTCGGCAATTCTTCCAATGAACTCTTCGGAGGCCATTCGAATCCCCTTTCAATCGGTGTTGTAGCATTCCCGATTGTAGCGGCGGCGGGGGCGGCGTCCAGTCGCTCCCCCAAAGCGGGAGGTGCGCGATGAACGCCACCGCCTGGCTGCACGACACGCGGGTTCCCGGCTTCGCTTGCCTGATCCCCGTCCAGTTCATTCCCGTCGATGCCCTTCGGGTTGCGCCCGGCATCGACAACCCGGCCTGCACGCCGGGCAACGCTGCGGCCGGTGCTGACGGCACCCACGGCGCCGGCCGCAGTCAACTTTCCCTTTCTCATCATGGTCCTGCTTTCGCAGGGTTGGAGCAATAACGCAGTGTCGACGATTCCCTTCTGCACGCAAGAAATGGCGGACGAGGCCGTTTACCTGGCGCTATCACTCTTCATCGGTGACGGTCGGCGCTATTCGGTCGATGACATCGAGGCCGGCATACCCGGCATGAAGGCGCGCACCGTCTCCAGTTGGATCGCTCACAGTCTGGAGAACCGGCGCGCGCCCAAGGCCCGCGACCTGCTGCGCATCGCCCATTTTCTCGGCAAGGACGGGCCATTGTTCATGTCGAAGGTGATGGGTCGGATCGGCATGGGCGCACATAGCCTGACGCCGCAGCCTGGAGATCCGGGCGTCGTGATCGCTACGCTGGCCCAAGGCGTCAGCCAGTTCGCCATTCGCGGCGCCGACAACCGTTTTTGCCACGTCGACCAGGGCGAGCTGGAGCCGGTCGCTGACCACCTGATTGCCACGCTGGTGCCCTTCTCTTCGAAGGGACGCTGAGCATGTCCGCGTCCTGGCCGTTCGGCACCATCCCCATGTTCAGCCAGGGCGTCATCCATATCGACATGCCGTGGTCCTATGAACTGTGGTCGGAGAAGGGGCACGAAAAGTCGCCCCACGCACATTACGACTGCATGCCTATGGAAGAACTCAAGGATCTTCCGGTCGGCCATCTCGCGGCGCCAGACAGCGTATGCGTCATGTGGGGCGTTTTTCCGATGATGCCTCAGGCGCTGGAACTGCTGGCGCATTACGGGTTCCAGTTCAAAACCGGCGGAAGCTGGGCCAAGCAGTCCCCGACAGGCAATGCTTGGGCCTTCGGCACCGGATACATATACCGCGCCGCCAGCGAATTCTGGATTGTCGGAACGATAGGCAATCCCAGGATCAAATCTCGATCGATCCGAAACCTGATCGTGGCACCGCGTCGCGAGCATAGCCGCAAGCCCGACCAGATCTATTCCGACATCGAGGCGCTTTGGGACGGTCCCTACATCGACATCTTCGGCCGCCAGCAGCGACCGGGGTGGACGGTCTGGGGAAATGAGGCCGGCAAATTCGACGAGATCCCCGGTCCGCGGCGGGACCGAAAAAGGAACGATGGGCAGAGCAGCCTGACAGGCGGGGGGATCGCGGGGGGCATCTCTTCACCCCTTAACCGCCCCGTTGAATCGTTCTCCGCCGCACCCCTCTTCGATGGAGAACCCGCATGATCGGTGCGCTTATTTTCGCGGCCGTTACCGCTTCGGTAGGCTTTTTGGCTGGCTGCCTTTGGGGCGGCATCGGCCTGGTGGAGAAATTGGCCGCCGCCGACAACGAGCGCGAGGAATTCAAGCGCCGCCTCAACCGGATTCTCGAAACGGACGTCGGCATCGCGACGCCCGGCACCCTCCCCGCGGTCATCTACTCGTTGGCGCGCGGCGAGGTCGCCTGACTGCGCCCTCCCCCAGCAAAGGAAATCTCATGCGCTTCGAACTTCCCGACAATGCCGCCGGCCGGATCCTTGGCTCAATAGTTGGCGGCATTCGACTCGCGCCGCCGCCTGCGCGGGCAAAGACGTTCGGGAAACCCTTTCACCCCGTCATCAACCGGCACACCGGCGAGCCTCACGAACACAAGCGCGAGATCGCCCGGCGAGCGCGGCAGGCGGCCCGCTGACACCCCACCAAGGAACCGCGCAATGACGGCAGAGAAATTCCCGAAGCCAGACGCCCCGGAGAGCGAGCCTGCCATCGCGCAGTTGGCGCGCTGGGCCAAGGCAACCGGCGGCATCGAGTCGGTGAGCCTGTCGGTCCACTACAGCGATGGCCGCAGCATCCATGAGACGGTCAATTTCTTCGCGACGGGCGAGGACATCGAATGAGCGGCGGTTCCCAGCAGTTGCGGACCTTCCGCCGTCTTATCCGGGACAAGATCCCGATGGAGCAAGCCGCCGCTGAGGCTGGGCTGTCCATCGGCGAGGCCAAACTCACCATCGCGGAGGATGCACGGCAGCCACCCTCCCCCGAATGTTTCGAACCGCTGCCCTCAACCCAGAAAGGAACCGATATGGCCAGAGGCAAGAAAGCTGCCGACAAGCCGATCAACGGCGAAATCCCGAAACCGGATTTCGCTCTCGCGGTCAAATTGTACAAGGAAGACATCCGGCCCGCCCAGGCCAAAGTCGGCGAATTCGCGCAGGAACAGTCGACCGCGTACAAGGCAATCAAGAAGCAGGCCCATGTCCATCCGGGCGCCGCGAAGCTGGCGTTCAAGCTGTTCGACATGGAAGACACCAAGCGCGACGACTATCTGCGCTCCCTCTACGGGTTGATGCAGGAACTCGACATCGGCCTGACCCGCGATCTTGTCGACGCCATGGGCGACGGCGAGGCCGACGAGATGCCGACCAGGGAGCGCAAGCGCCCCGAACTCGCCACCGTGTCGCCGCTCAACTGAAATGCGCGTCCTCGGCCTCGATCCGTCCAAGCGCTCCATGGGCTGGGCACTCTATGCTCCTGGCGAGCAAATGGCCTCCGGCACATGGGAGTTGGGCAGCGAACTCACCTCCCGCGGCAAGGTCTTTGCTCGCGTCCATGAGAATATGATGGCGCTGCACCGCCTGGGCGCGATCGAGGCCGTTTTTTACGAAGACGTCGTGAACGTGATCCCCGGCACGGTCCCCACGAACAAGGAAAGCGTGCTGCTGGCGGCCGGCATAGCCGCCCACATAGAGAGCTTCGGGGAGGCTCTGGGCTTCCGCATCGTCCGGGGGGTCAATCAGACCACATGGCGTCGCCATTTCCTGGGCAGGATGCCACGCGGCACCCGGTCGACCGATCTGAAGGCCATGGCGATGGAGCGCTGTCGCCAGTTGGGCTTCCGCCCGCTGAAGCATGACCAGGCGGAAGCGATCGGCGTCGTCGACTATGCCTGCGACGTCCTCAATCTGCCCACGCCGTGGCGCGCCGATGAAGTGCTGCGCCCGCCTCTCAGCCTCACCCGATAGCCGTTCAAAGGGGGAACCTCCATGCCCGCCAACCTCCAGCATCGCGTCGCCGTCTTCAACGCTCTCCGGTCCCGTGCCGTCGAGAAGCGACCCGGCCTTTCCCGCAACGCGCTCATGACAGCCTGCAACATCGATGACGATGAGGTGCTGGACGATGCCCTGCACCAGTTGGAAGGCAGCGACCATATCCGCGTCGACATGTGGGGGAAATATCCCGCCGTCGTGGTGCTGAAGGCCAAGTGGAGGAACGGCGAGGCGGTCTTCTGGCCTGTTCCCGCCAGTGATCCGACGCCCGTGCCGGCCGCGCCCAAGCACGACGCGGTGCCGACAAAGGCCGTCGAGCCGGTCAAGATGCCGCCGTACAAGTTTCAGACCCCTGAGCATGGCAGCGGGTCAGCGTCGCATCCAACGGCATCTGCGCCTGCGTCGACACCCCCTCCGCCGCCTGAAATGCCGGTCGCCCCCGTCGAGGCCGCGGTGCGCATGAAACTCTCCGCCCCCAAGCGCAGCAACAACATCGGCTTCAACCTGACAAATCCCGCAGACGTCGCCTGGTTGAGCGACCTGTATGGTAGAGCGTCAAGGCCGGGCGAATCCTATGCTGCCTTCTGCCGCGGCATATTCCTGCAGGCGCTGGACCAGATCCGCGCCGATGCTGAGGCCCCCGTGCTGGTGCTGAAGCCTGCCCGCGGCCAATCCAATCTGGTCAGCTTCACCCTGACCGACAGCGAAATGGACGCCCTGCTGGAAGCGCTCGACGTCCATCCCCACCCCATCAGGCTGGATGCATTCGCCAAGCTGCTCTGCGTGACGGAACTGGACCGGCTGGCATCAGCGGACGCGCCCAGGCATCGATTGTCGGCGGAGGTGATGCGGGCGGCGCGCGAAGAGGGCGTTCCCCTGGGTGAGTTCGTCACGCGGATGGTCAGCGTCGGGATGCAGGCGCGCGAGATGAACCGGCGGGGCCTTTGATGGGCAATCCCTATCTCATCGAAGGTCCGGCGCTGATTTCGTTCAGCGGTGGGCGCACGTCGGCCTATATGCTGTGGCACATCCTGGACGCCCACGGGGGCGCGCTTCCCGATGATGTCCACGTCTGCTTCGCCAACACCGGAAAGGAGCGGGAAGAGACACTACGCTTTGTGCATGAGTGCGCCACGCGCTGGGCTGTCCGCGTCCATTGGCTGGAGTTTCGCTCTCGGAAAACCAGTCTTGCGATCGAGGATAGGTTTGAAGAAGTCGGCTTCAACAGCGCGAGTCGATCGGGCGAGCCGTTCGAAACGTTGATCCGCGACAAGCAGTATACTCCGAACGCGGTGGCGCGCTGGTGCACGCAAGAATTAAAGGTCCGCGTCCTCAAGTGGTACATGCTGTCGTTGGGTTATGACGCATGGGCCAATGTCGTAGGCATCCGTGCTGATGAGCCGTCTCGCATCGAGCGCGGGCAGCGGCCGAACAAAGAGCGTTGGCACAATTTGCATCCTCTCAATGAAGCTGGCGTCACCAACCGCGACGTCCGCACTTTCTGGGCTGCTCAGGACTTCGACCTTCAGCTTCTGCCATTCGAAGGCAACTGCGACGGCTGTTTTCTGAAGGCGCGGCCGAAACTCTGGGAGGTCGAGCGCACGAAGCCGGGAACTCTCCAGTGGTGGGCGGACATGGAAGTCGTTGGTAAGGGGCGCTTCGTTACCGAATACAGCTACGCTGAACTGATCCGCGATGTCCGTCGCCAACCTGATCTATTCGCGGGCGGCCTGTTCGACGGCGACCCGGACATGGATGCCGAATGCGGTCTTTGGTGCGACGGTGGCGCCGCGTGAGCGATGGCGGCTTCTACCTCATGCCCCGCAATTGGCAGGACTATCCCATGTTCGGACGGGAGCCTTTCTCGCGCCGTGACGCATGGGTCTGGCTGATGGAGAATGCCGCCTACACAGACCGCTCGATCGACGTCGCTGGGAAGACCGTGGCCATCAAGCGCGGTCAACTTTCCTACTCGTTGCGCTTCATGGCGAAGGCTTGGGATTGGGACGAGGCGAAGGTTCGCCGCTTCCTGTCTCGTGCGCAGAAAGATCAATTTATCGACGCACGTACCGACGCAGGGCAAACCATCATAACTATCTGCGATTACGACAAAATTCAGCGCTTCGGAAATCAGACCGACGCACCTGCCGACGCAGGAGCGACGCAGGAACGACGCGGCAGCGACGCAAATAATAAGCAAGGAAAACAAGGGAAACAAACTCCAGAACCTGACGGTTCTGGCGCCGCGCCAGCGCAACCCGCTGCCAGTGATTTGTTCGGAGATCGTCCTGACGATCCGCTGCCTGACCCGCAGACGATCATGTTCAACGCCGGGAAGAAGCTGCTGTCGGAGGCTGGCGTGCCCCCTGCCCGCGCCGGGCCGATGCTGGGGCGCTGGCGACGCGATTATGGCGCTGAAGCCGTCATCGCAGCCCTGAGCAGGGCGAAACGTGAAGGGGCCATCGAGCCTGTGTCTTTCATCGAAGGATGCCTGAAAAATGGGACAAGAAATCGCAATTCAGGGTTCGGCCAGCATAGCTCTGACTTCCGCGACCCCGTTCTCTCTGACCTCGCTTTTGGCCAACGTTCCTGACTGGCTGGGTCGCGACCTGTTCGAAAATGGGCCGTTCGCCCTGCCGGCAACCATCCCCGCCGATGGCCCGCGCCAGCTTCGCGAGGTCGCCCAGCGGTTCCGCGACAGCCTGGCGGAGCGCGCGGTCCGGGAAACGGTAGGCCATTGCGAAGAGAAGGATGAGCGCACCGGAGAGAAGCGCATCGTGCCCATCATCTCCGACCCGCTCGACCAGATCCTTGGTGAACTGCGCCTGCGCACCACGACGCGGAACGAAAGCCAGGATGAAGCCCGCGCCCGCTTCCGCATCCTGCGCGACGACTGCCGCCCCCATTGCCTGGAGGCGGTGCGCGAAGCGGCAATGGCCTATGCCAAGCAGAACAAGTTTTTCCCGGCCGGCATCGGGGAACTGCTCCCCTACATCCGGATGGCCGAAGGGCAGCGAGAGCGGACCATGAACCGCCTGCTGGATGCCGCCAGGCGCGCCGAAGAGGAACTGGCGGAGCGCAAGCGCATCGCGGATGACCCGGTGGATCCGGCGGAGGTGACGGCCCTGTTGAATGAGATGGCCGCGGTGTCCGGGCACAAGGTCAACCAGGGCGCGAAGAAGGACTATTCGAACCTTCGGATGCCGACGGCCAATGAACTGGCGGCCTTGGCAGCAGAAGTGAACATCGGCAGTCCAGCGCCCATCCCTGAGCAGTCGAGCGAGGGCGAGGCATGATCCCGACCGCTGAGCAGATTGAGGCTGCCCGGACGCCGAACGGCGGCTGGACGCGGGAAACCCTCGCATCTTGGGGAATAAGCTGGCCGCCACCGAATGGTTGGAAGCGCCGGTTACTGTCGGCCTCCGCGAACAAGGGCCGCCCTGCATGACCAAGCGCATCATCGAAATCGAATGCCTCTGCGGCGCTCGCGAACCCGACACTGGTCAGGCGCTCCCGACGCGCTGCTGGTCCTGCGGAAAGCCCACCATGGGAATGTTTAACGGAACCCGGCGCGTCGAGCGGCCGGCGGAAGGGGAATTGCTGTAATGTTTCAAGGTCTCTTCATCGACGGCTTCGCAGGTGGCGGCGGAGCAAGCACCGGAATCGCCCAGGCCATCGGTCGCGACGTCGATCACGCCATCAACCACAGTGAAACGGCCATCGCGATCCACAAGGCCAACCACCCCGGCGCGGTTCATCATTGCACCGATATTCGGATGCCCATGCTGCCGCAGACGATCACAAAGGGGCAGCCGGTCGCGGGCGCCTGGTTCTCTCCCGACTGTAAGGAGTTCAGCAAGGCCAAGGGCGGTCCAGTCAAGGATCGCAGCATCCGCGCGCTTTGCTGGGAGGTGGTGGCTTGGCTGAAGGACGTCCGACCGACCTGCGGCTATCTCGAAAACGTTGAAGAGTTCGAATATGCCGCGCCGCTGGACGAGGAAGGACACCCGCTGAAAGGGCAGGAGGGCCGCGAGTTCAAGCGCTTCGTGAAGGCCATCCGCGCGCTCGGCTACAAGGTGGATTGGAAGATCCTGCGGGCCTGTGACTATGGCGCGCCGACCAGCCGCAAGCGCCTCTATATGATCATGCGCTGCGATGGCTTGCCGATCGTCTGGCCGAAGCCGACGCATCGGCATCCCGACTCGCCCAGCGTGAGGAGCGGCAAATTGCTGCCCTATCGCACGGCGGCGGAGATCATTGACTGGAGCATCCCCTGCCCGTCGATATTCGACAGGAAGAAGGATCTGGCGGAGGCCAGCAACCGCCGGGTCGCGCATGGCGTGATGCGCTATGTCGTGAATGCGGCAAAGCCTTTCATTGTCGGCATCGCGTTCACGAACACCAGGGCATCGCGCGTATTCGATCCACAGGATCCGGTTCGCACGATCACGACGCAGCCTGAATATGGGGTGGTCGATGCGATCCTTGCGCCGCACATCATGACTAACCGCAATTCGCAAAAGCCTTTCAACGGCGCGGACGAGCCGACGCACACCATCACCGCGGGCGGCGCGCACCTCAACGTGGTGCAGGCGGCGCTCGTCTCCTACGGCCAGCATGGAGGTCGCAATCGTCCGGCGAGCGAGCCGCATCATACCGTGGCCGCATCGAAGAAGGATACCAATGGCGTCATCGGCGCGACGCTGATCGGGGTTGGCGGTCGCAGAGGACAAAGCCCTCCAATGCCCATGGACGGGCCATATCCAACCACGACCGCCAAGGCGGATGCGGCCATCGTCACCGCCTTCCTCTCCAGCTTCTACGGCAGCGACAAGAAGGGCAGCGGGGGCCGGCCTGAACGGCCGCTGCGGACCGCGCGTGCCGGCGGGCAGCATCACGCGATCGTGACAGCCCATATCGAGCAGGCGAACGGCGGGCCACGCAACACCAGGTCAGCAGGGCGCGCCGCCGATCGCCCGCTGTCGACGGCCACCACATCGGGATCGCAGCAGCGGATCGTGCAGACGACGCTGATCGAAGAGGGCGCGTTGCCGCCGGAGATGATGGACCGCGCCATGAAGGTCGCCGCGTTCTTGGTCAAATATTACGCCACGGGCGGGGAGAATGAGACGTCGCAGATCCAGCCGGTAGATCGTCCGCTGGACACCATCACGACCAAGGCCCGCTTCGCTGTCGTCACGGTCACGATCGACGCGATCACCTATGTCATCGTCGACATCGGGCTTCGGATGCTCACGCCGCGCGAACTGGCGCGGGCGCAGGGCTTCCCCGACAGCTACGTCCTCGATCCGGAATGCTGGTATACGACGGAGAAGGGCAACCGCAAATTCGGCCGCCTACCCAAGGCGATGCAGATCAGCGCCGTCGGCAACAGCGTGTGCCCCCCGGTCGCGCGCGCTTTGGTTGCGGCCAATCAACCTGGACTCTCCGAAATGAGGATGGCAGCCTGATGGCCGGTTCCTCCGCCGAACGCGAGATCCGCGACTATGCCGCTGGCCGGCTGCGCGACATGCTCCCGAACAGCCGCATCATCCATGAACTGGTGGTCGGCGGCTGCCGGGCCGACCTCGCCGCGGTCCAGCCCGATCGCGTCACGCTGGTCGAAATCAAGTCCGAGCGGGACAAGCTGGACAGGCTGGCCCGTCAGGTCGACCACTTCACCCGCGCCGGGCACGACGTCATCGTGATCGCTCATGAGCGCTGGTTCGATACGACCCCCTATCAGAACGGGGCGCCGCGCTTCTTCCCGTCGGATGAGTTGATGGAAGCGGCGCGCGGCCACACCAGAGCGATTTGGGCGTATCCAGAGGCGCCGGGCCGCTACCTCTATGGCGAGTGGGAGCCGAAGCGCTACTGGTCCGAACAGCCTGAGCCTCACGCCGCCCAGCTTCTCAACCTTATGTGGAAAGAAGAAATGCTGGCGGAGTGCCGGGGCTACGGTCTGAAGGCGACGGCGCGCGACAACATGATGAAGCTGACCCGGCTGATGCAACTGGAACTGACGGGCAAGCAAATCGCGCGGTCCGTCTGCCGCCAGTTGCGCCTGCGCGAGTTTCCAGAGGCCGACGCGCCCATGTCGACGGAGGGGCTTCGCTGATGCGCTCCAGCCTCGCCCGATACGCCTCTGCGATGCGCGATCCCGACCCGCGCGCCCAGCGCGACGCGGCCCAGCAACTCTACGACCACCACGGCATCGTCGTCATTTTCCCGAACGACGTCAGCCGTCTCGACGCCATGTGGATCGAGGCAATCGGGAAGCGCCTTTATGGAAAGCGGGGAAGCTGACGATGAATAAGACCGTGCGAGAAGCAGAGCAGGACCGCGTCGCCGAGATCCTGAGGCGCGACAGAGAGGACGCGGAGCGGGAACGCCGCCGAGCCGTCGCTGAGAAGCAGGTGGAGAGCGGAGAGTTCGCCAACCTGGACGATACGGTCGTGCCGCCGACCCCCGAACTGCTGAAGACAGGTGCGTTCGTGCCTTATACGCCCAAGGGCAATAACGGCACTGTCCGGAGCGTGAGGACGGTGCGGCGGCTGCTCATCAGCCAGATCGCCTATCTCTACAGCCATGGCGTTCTGGATGACGATCTGTTCGCGGCGTGCCGCTGGTACAAGGATCGATGGGATGCCGCGGAGATGGAGCCGTCGGCGCCGGTCTCGTCCTATGGCGAGAGCATCCGAGGCGACCTGGTCTACGGGCACCTGCCGCGCTCGCAATGGGCGGCTGAGGCGCGGTCCGACTTCCGGTTCGCGAACAGCTTTATCCCCATAGAAGTGGTCCACGTTTTTGACGCGATTGTGCTTCATGATCAAACACTTAGAGACGTTTCGAAGATGATACGCCGGGGCGACCGCTACATTAAGGCTGCCCTGCTGGCTGGCGCGCTTGCGCTGCATGGAGGAATTGCTCATCGGCTGGAGATTGAGAGGCGGTTCAGCTAAGCCATTGACATTCCCGACTGACCGAATCATACGGTAATGCAATCTCTTAAAGGCGCGCCCGGAAACGTGGCGCGCTTTTTTATTATCTTTCATCAACTTAGCTGATGCGACTCGGAGGTGCTTCATGGCCCGGCCCAGAGGCGACGCTAGCGATCTCACGCGCCGTCTTGAAGCAGCCCTTAAGGTGGCCAAGCCTCGCGATGTCGTTGACGCAGTGGTGATGTCCAAAATCGCTGGCATGACCTGGCGCAACCTGCTGGTCACCCACATAGAGCCTGACCCAGGCTTTCCCATAAAGCGCCGCGGCGCCGAGGGGATCGCATGGGAATTCCAGGTGGTGAAGGTGCTGAAGCACATGATCCGCAGGGCGCGGGAGCGGATCGCCGCCAACGACGCGGCGGCCCGGCGCATCCACCAGCTTACCAACTTCACGGTTCCGGAAGACCCGGCCGGACCGGTCGGCATCGCGGAACTGAGCAAGCTGGCGGACCTGACCATGCGGGCGCAGGCGATGAAGGAAAAGCAGAGGGGCTATGTGCCGGCGGCGCAGGTCCGCGACTTCCTGACCCGATATAATTCGGCGGTGATCAGCGCCATCCTGGGCGTCTCCCAAACCGTCGATCCCAACGGCGGCATGGACCCGACGGTCCGCGCCCTGGTCGACAATGAGCTTCGGAACGTGGCGGCCCATGTCGGTGATCAGGTCGACATCTTTCTGAGGAATTTGGGTGAGGGTCTATAGCAGGGCGGAACTGTCCGACACGATCGAGCGGATCGCGGCCGACGGCTTCTGCGCCGACATTGCGGAGATCGCGCGGGACGCCCAGTCGCATCTCATCCCGCCCCAGGACATCGGGACCATCGAATGCGCGGAGACGTCGCGCTATTTCCGGTCGCCCAAGGGGGACAAGAAGTTCCTCTGGAACCGCAGCCAGACGCCCTACCTGATCGGCCCGGCGAAATTCGGCCTGGACGACGACACCTGCCGCGAAGTGATCATGCCCAAGCCGGGCCGGTCCGGCGGGACGGCGATCTTCGAATGCTATGAGCATAAGCTGATGAAGCACGGGCCGATGCCCGACATGCTCATCTATCTGGGTTCGGATAGCGAGGTCGACAGCTATTGCGACAAGGGGTTCAAATACCTCTTCGAGGATCACCCCGACATCGCTGCCAAGATCGGACCGGACCGCAGCGACAACAAGCTGAAGGCGAAGAAGGTCGCGGGCCGGTCGGTAGAGGTGCTTCAAGCCAACAGCAAGACCATTACGGCCCGTCAGGCCGGATGGATGCGGGTCGATGAGATTGACACTTTCCAGCCCAAGCTGGCGGCCAGCTTCCTGGAGCAGTCACGCATCCGCGGACGGCAGTTGGGTTCGCATCGCAAGGTCGGGATCACGTCTCACCCGGACCTGGGCTGGGCGAGCGGAGTGGCGCAGGCGTGGACGCTGTCGAGCAAGGGCATCTACATCATGCAGTGCCCCAACTGCGGCGGGCACGCATCGCCCTACCCCACCAAATTCTGGCCCGACGTGCCCCGCTTCCGGCTGGTGTACGAGAAGATGCCGGAGGGTGCGGCCTGGCCACTGTCCAAACGCCTGAAGGTTGCCGAACAGACGGCCGCGATGCAGTGCCCGCACTGCCTGACCGGCCTGGACGACAAGCAGAGGTTCGCCATGGTGGACGATGCAGCCGCCGGCCCCGGCAACGGCTGGATGCACGAAGGCCAGACGCTCGACATTGAGGCGGGCATCATTGGCGAGCCAGACGAAAACCCGGCGCGCGGCTTCTGGATTCACGGACTGATGGTAAAGGCCATCACCAACGCCGAACTGGCGCGGGATCTGGAGGGCGCCAACGCCCACTACCAGTCGACGCGCAAGGTGGACAAGCTGAGGCAGGTGCTGGCCAAGGTCTTCGCCGAGATATTCGAGGGCGCGGGCGCCGGGCAGGATCTGGACAGCGCCGGGTTGCAGAAGCGCGCCAGGGTGCTGCTGACGGACGAAGCGGTCAATGATGACCTGATCTTCCGCGTCGGCCGCTGCCCGCCGTCGGTGCGCTTCATCACCGCAGCCGTGGACGTGGGGCATGGGAAGTTCGACGTCAGTTTCCGGGGCTGGGATCTGGAATCCCGGTCCTGGTGGATCGACCGCTTCACCATCCGGCAGCGCCGGTGGCCCGACGGTGTGATGCGTGACATTCGCCCGCCCGACCGCATAGAGGATTGGGACGTTCTCTATGAGGTGATCGACCGCCGGTTCCCGATCATCGGGCGGCTGGGCTGGTCGATGCCCGTGGCAGCGGTCTGCATCGACAGCGGCGACGGCAACGTGACGTGGAAGGCCCGCGAGTTCGCGCGTCGATCCATCAGGAACGGACGCTACTGGGGACGGGCCTCCAACCCCTGGCCGAAGGTCCGACTGATCAAGGGAGCGAAATCTTCGACGGCACCGGCGCTCCCGGTGGTGCCCCGCAAGGTGAACAAAGACGAGCATGGGCGGGAAGTGGAGCCGGTCCTCCTGGAATTCGAACTGGGCGTCTTCGGCCTGAAGGAGCAGGCCATCGAACGGCTGGGCGTCACCGACGGCGGACCGGGACAGTGCGAGTTCGCTGACGGTATCGCTGCCAACCACTTCGATGAATATTTCGGCGAGACGCTGGTGGAGGGGAAGTTCGTCCGTAACGGCCCGAACGAGAGCCTTGACCTTTTCGGCTACGAAGAAGCCGGCCGCCAGATGCTCCAGCCGGATCGCAAGGACATCAAATGGGATGAAGGGAAGCTGCCCCCGTGGGCAACCCCCGCCCCCGACAGCTTGGAAGGGGGTGGTCCTGAGGTTGGGGGCGAGGGTCAGAACAAGGCCTTGGCTCGCATGGAAAAACCCAAATCGCTGATCGAACGACTCGACGGCCTCAACTCATATGAGGATTGAGAATTGGCAGACCTGACGCAACTGCAGACATGGCTGGCGGAGGCCGAAGCCGCGCGCCATTTGCTCGCGATGGGTGAGCAGGTCGTGGAAGTCTGGCGGGACGGCCGGCGCATGACATATTCGGAACGCAACCTGTCCGACCTGAACGACTATATCAGCTTCCTCGGAAACGAGATCGACCGGAAGACCAATGAGGCGGCCGGACGGCCGCGCCGCAGCGGCATCGGGGTGACATATTGATGGGGCCGGATGATTATAAGCGGACCTATGGCGACGGGCGGAAGACGCGCGTGATGGCTCTGAGCGGCAACGGACGCGCCTACGACGCGGGGCGTTACGACATTCCCCAGATGGATTCGTGGCAGCCCGGCATCGGGCACCCGGACAACGAGATCAACCCGTCTCGCGACGTCATCGTGGCGCGGGCGCGCGACCTCGCGCGGAACAACCCCAACCTCTCCGGTGCTGTCAACCGGCTGGTGGAAATGGTCGTTGGCCCGAACGTCATGTACGTGCCGCAACCCAATATCGATGTCATGGGCAAGGACGACGATTGGGAAGACGCTTGGGTCACGAACACGGAAGCCTGGTTCGACCTCTGGGCTGAAGATGGCATGAACCGTTGCGACGTCGCCATGCAGATGCAGTTCGGCGCTATGGTAGCCCTCGCCTATCGCCACTGGGTCATCGATGGCGAGGCCTGCGCGGTGGTCAAGATGCTCGACCGCGGCGCCATGTTCCAGACCGCAATCCAATTGATCGACCCTGACCGGCTGAGCAACCCCGACGGCGTGGCGGACGGCATGGTGCCAAATGGTGCCAAGGGCCGGGTCTATGGCGGCGTGGAGGTGAACGCGAGCGGCGCCCCCATCGCCTACCACATCCGCGTCCGGCACCCGGACAACAACAATTTCTATGGCGATGACGGCTATCGTTGGGAGCGGGTGGCCCGCTTCGGTCCAACGGGACGTCCTCAGTTCATTCACGCCTTCCGCGCTGATCGAGCCGAGCAGCGCCGCGGCGTCTCCCGCCTTTCCGCGCTCATCAAACTGGCGAAGGTCAGCGAGAAGCTGACCGGCGCCACACTGGACACCGCTATTCTGGCTAACTTCCTCGCGGTCGGCATCGTCAGCCCGTACCCCACCAGCGATGTCCGTGACGCCCTGGCTCCGACAGGGGCTGAAGACCAGGGTTGGTCGCTGGCACAGCAAGTTGCCTATCGCGAGAAGAACCGCATTCGGCTGGTCGGGCCTCAGGTGAACCATTACCTGCCCGGCGAAGAACCCAAGCTGCTTTCGTCCAACCACCCGAACGACAATTATGTGGACTTCAGCCACGACCTGAAGCGGGAGGGCGCCAGCGCGGTCGGTCTGTCTTATGCCCAGTATAACCAGGACTATGCCGACATCAACTATTCGTCGGGCCGGCTGCAAGGCAACGAGGTCTGGCGAGCGATGCTGCATGAACGCCGGCTGTTCACGCAAATGTTCTGCACGCCCATCAACTCCGCCTGGATGGAAGAGGCGGTGTTGCTGGGCAAGGTGAAGGCGCCCGGCGGCTGGCAGGGCTTCTACAAATGGCGCGCCGCGCTGGTGCAGGCCGATTGGATGGGGCCGGGCCGAGGCACCGGCAACCCGCTTCAGGAAGCGAACGCCAACGACATCGACACCAATGCGCGCCGCACCAACCTCATCCTCACCTGCGCGGAGCAGGGGCTGAAATGGCGCAAGGTGCTGCGCGGCGCGCGCAAGGTCGAAAAGGCCGTGGAGATACTGGGGCTGGACAAGATCGTGCCCATCAAGGCGGTCCAGCCCGAACAGCCGGATCCCGCCGACGATGGCAGCGACGGCGGCGACAAGGCGCGGCAGGGCGACGGGAAATTCGCGGACAAGCGCGGCAAGAGCAAGCAGCCGAAAAAGACGACGGAGGGCGGCCAGTGAGCATTACCCCACTCTGGGCTGATCGCCTGTTCAACCACCCCATCGCCATCGACCGCTTCAAGAATGACGTGCTGGTCGAGATTGCCCAGCTTCGGCTGGCGGGTATCAAGCCGGCCAAGATCACGGCGGCGACACTGGATGCGCCGAACATCTCGGCAATGGCGGATGACGCCAGCCATTATTCGGATGCGGGCCGCAAGCCGTTCCGGTTCCTGAACAACATCGCTGTCATCCCGGTCCGGGGCACGCTGGTGCAGCGCGGCTCCTACATGGATGCCGACTCCGGATTGATCGGCTACGACCGCATCGTCTCGGCGGTGCGCGCCGCCCAGAATGATCCGGACATCAAGGGCGTCTTCTCCCCCTTCCACACCGGCGGGGGCGAGTGCGCCGGCATGTTCGCGGCGGCCGAAGAGATTGCGTCCATGTCGAAGGCGGAGGGCGGCAAGCCCATGTTCGCCTATCTGGACGAGCGCGCCTGTTCCGCCGGCTATGTGCTGGCGTCTGCCTATGACCGCATCATGGGCCGCCGGGAGTGTCAGGGCGGTTCCATAGCCGCCATCATCAACATGCTCGACACCAGCCGGGCCTACGAGAAGGCCGGTTTTCAGCCTATCCAGATCCGCGCCGCTTGGGCTGACCGGAAGGCGCTGGGCGGCGACGGCGTGCCGGTCGATGAGGCAACGCTGGAAATGCTGGGCGCGCTGGTGGACGAAGCCAGCGAGATGATCGTGGAGTTCGTGTCTGCGATGCGCTCGCTCCCCGAAGCTAAGATCAAGGATATGCGCGGAGCCGTCTTCACCGGCAACGAACTGCTGAAGCGCGGCCTGATCGATGACATTTGCTCCGAGCGCGAGGCCTGGGCCTTGCTGGAAGAGGAAATCCGGTCGGCCTGACCGGCAATTGGAAGGAACCCGATATGGCGACCAGTTCGCGCCTCGCGGCGCATCGTGAAGCCGCGCGCGCCGCGGCTGATAGCTCCACCGAAATCACGCCGCCGGCTGTCACCGGAGAGGCAAGTTCTGACCCCGAAAATGAGGAACAGGTAATGACCGAACCGACCACCACCGCCGCGGTTGACATCGCCGCCGCGACGGCTGCCGCCAATACCCGCTGGGCCACCGTGCTGGGCGCCGAACAGGCCGTCGGCCGTGAAGCGACTGCCCGCGCTCTGCTGTCGAAGACGGACATGTCCGCCGAAGACATCATCGCGACCCTCAACGACATTCCGGTGGCGGCTGCCGCCGCCCCGGCTGAAGGTGACGGCGAAGGCGTTGCTGCCGTTCTGGCCGCCATTGCCGCCGCGGGCAACGTCGACCTCGGAACCGACGGCGGCAAGACGACGGCCGAAGCCAACCACGGTTGGAGCGAAATCCATGCTGACATCGACGCCCGCCACGCGCGTCGCTGACCGAACCTGAAATTTCCGGAAAGGATATTGAACCATGACGACTTTGACTGAAGGCGTTTACGCCACCGAGTCGCTTGTCAGCGAAGCCGCTGGCGAGCGCTCGCGCCAGGCCGTGATCGTGAAGTCTGGCCAGAACCTGAAGGCCTGTGCCGTGATCGCCACGCTGGTTTCCGGCACCGCTGTCTCCGCGGCCAAGGCTGGCGGCAACACTGGGAACGGCACCTTCACCGTCGACGCGACGACTCCGCTTCTGGTCGGCGCCAAGCTGGGCGTTTACTCCCTCCGCTGCACTGCCGCCGCCGCGAACAACGGCACGTTCCGGCTGGAAGACCCGGATGGCATCGTGCTGGGCGATATCGTAATGGTAGCGGGCGCCGGTGCGGTCAGCGAGCAGATCAAGGGCGCGCTCGCGGACGGCTCCACCGACTTCGCCGTAGGCGACGGCTTCGACATCACGGTCAGCGTGGTGACGGAAAAGGAGGTCGAATATAATCCTGCCGGGACCGATGGTTCGCAGATCGCCACGGGCATCCTGTACGGCGCGGTGAACGCCACGTCGGCCGACCAGCCTGGCGTCGCCTACAAGCGCGACTGCGAACATAATGCCGACATCGTGGTCTGGAAAACCGGCCTGAACGCCGCCCAAAAGGCCAAGGGCACCGCCGACCTGAAGCGCCGCGGAATCATCCTGCGCTGATCTGAACCCCCGACACGACGCAAGGGCGTCAGGGCTTGGCTCTGGCGCCCTTTTTCGTGCCTTTTCAAGAAGGAATATCGACCCATGTTGACCATGGACGTTTTCAAGCAGGACGCATTCTCGGCCGTATCGCTGACCGAGGCCGTCCGTAAGAAGCAGACCGTGCCGGGCCTGATCGGCGCGCTCGGCCTGTTCACCCCGAAGCCGGTTCGCACCCGCACCGTCGCGGTCGAGACGAAGGGTAACACCCTGAACATCGTGCAGACGAGTGAGCCTGGTTCGCCCCGCACGAAGCGCGGCAACGACAAGGGCGATATCCGCGACCTGCGCACGCGCCGGGTCGAGGAATCCAGCACCATCACCGCCGAGCAGCTTCAGGGCATCCGCGCCTTCGGTTCCGAGACCGAACTGAAGTCGCTCCAGAAGGAGGTTGCCGAGCGTCAGACCAACATCGTGGACGATCTGTCCGCGACGGTCGAACGCCTCCGCCTCTCCTGCGTCAACGGCGTGCTGGTCGATGCGGACGACACCACCATCTACGATTATTACCAGACCTTCGGCATCGCCGCGCCGACGGAAATCGCCTTCGACTGGGCGAGCAAGACGAAGGTCCGCAAGTTCGTTGCCCAGAATGTCAAGCTGCCCATCGTCCGGGCGCTGGGCGGCGTCGCCCCTCCGGGCATGCGCGTCATGGCGCTCTGCGGGGACGATTTCTATTTCGACATGCAGGAAAACAGCGAATATCGCGACACCTTCAAGAACACCAACAACGCCTCCAAGCTTCTGGAGGACACCGTGTTCGACGCGGTCGATGCGTGGGGCGTCACCTGGGTCCATTATCAGGGCACCGACGACAACACCAAGGTCGCGATCAATGCGGCCAAGTGCCGCTTCTTCCCTGCCGGCGTGCGTGGGCTGTTCCAGGAGGCTTTCGCCCCTGCCCCCACCTTCTCGACCGTCAATACGATGGGCCAGGAATGGTACAGCCGCATCGTTGTCGACAAGGACCGCGAGGAATGGGCGGACGTCGAGATGGAATCGCACCGCCTTCCCATCTGCACCCGTCCCGATGCTCTGCTGCAGGGCCGCACCGGCAGCTAACGCGCTGGATCGAATGAAGGCCGTCCCTTGAAGGGCGGCCTTCGCTTGAAGGGAACGACAACATGAAAACGATCCAATGCAGGGCGCTGAAGGCCTTTACTCAGTTCATTGCCGGCTACGGTCAGGTGCATGGCGATCCGGGCAGTTCCGATGAAAAGGCACGCCTCCCCATGGTCCCGGAGGACGCTGTGGCCATGCTGATAGAGGCTGGAAAGATCGAGGTCGAGGGCCTCGCCATCACGACTTCCGCCTTCACCATGACCGCCATTCCCGGCGGGCGCTTCAAGGTCGAGGGACCGGGGATCGAACCTGCAAAGATCATCAAGGGCAAGGCAAACGCCGAGCAATATCTGATGATGGCGGAGCAGGCCCATCTCCAAGCCGAGATGCTGGCGTCGATGAGTTCCACCCCTAATCTGGCACCGCCGATCTGATGCCCGCCCCCGACCTGGAGAGCCTGACCCCCGGTCTGTTCTCCGCCGTCGACGCAATGTTGGGCGACACCATCAGCGTGGTGCCGCCCAACGGCGCGCCGATGACCATCAAGGCGCATGTCAGTCACCGCGACAAGACGCGCGTCCTGGATTTTTCGGCCGCCACGGCGCAGGACATCCTTATCGACCTGGGCAAGGAACTGGTGCCGGGCAAGCCCATCGCCACCTGGCGCATTGCATTGCCCCGCCTGCCGGGCCGCGTCTTTTCCCCCAAGGAAGTGAACACCGACGACAGCGGGTTCCGGTGGGAATTCGGCCTGAGGGAGGAACCCAATGGCTGAGGCGGCGGTGCGCAAGGTGCAGGCCGCCATGATCGCCGCCATCGCGGTCGAGGTCGCGGCGGCGGGGCGCGCGCTTCACGCCTTTCCGGATCGCACCGCGGCCGAACCGCTGAGCGAGGGCGAATGGCCCGGCTATATGATCCGCTATGAGGTGAAGTTCGGCCTGGCGCCCGACGGCGGGCAATATTTCAACCAGGCCACCTTCACCTTCGAATGCCAGAGCGGCAACACCGTTGACGGCTCGTTCGACAAGATCAACCAGCAGAGCATCACCGACATCAGCAACGCGCTGCAAGCCGACGCTTCGCTGGGCGGCCTGCTGGAGGACATCCAGCCCATCGGTTCCGACGTCACGCAATCGGAATCCTCCGACGTCGGCAGCGCCGTGCTGCAAGTCGTCGCCAGCTATTACACGCTGATCCACGATCATTCGACCATCGTCGGCGTCGGCGGCCAGCTTTTCCCTTAACCACCCGGAGAAACGACCATGGCTGATACGCCAAGCGCGCCGCCGTTGCCCGACGGCAGCGTGGATTTCAACGCGCTCCACGACGCCGCCCGCAAGGGCAAGGATTTGGACAAGGCCCTGGAGCAGGCCCGCTTCGTCCGTCCCGAACTGCAGGCCGATGCGCCGCCTGCCCCCGCCAAGGAGGATTGATCCATGGGCTTGAAGGTCAACAAGACGGCGCTCGCCATCGCGCAGCAGCCGATCATCGACACGTTCGTGCAGCCCAGCGCAACGACCGAAGTGCTGCCCATCGCGAACTGCAATTTCAACATTCAGGGCGTGACCGTCGCGAATGAAGAATATACCGGCTCGGTCCACAAGAACGGGGACGAGGTGATCGGCAAGAACTGCACGCTCACCTTCAACATCTATCTGCGCCCGCCGACGGGCGGCGCCGTGCCGGCCGCCAATGCGTTTCTGCCCGGCCGAATCCTCCAGGCAGCCAAGTTCACCGAGAACCGGGTGTCGGCGGCGATCCCGGCCGCGCCCGAAGCGATCGGCGCCGGTCCGACCACCACCAGCGTCACGCTGGGGGCGACTGCCGCTGCCACGGCCGGCCTGTATAAGGGCCTGCTGGTATCGCTCGCCAGCATCGGAACGACCTATGCCCAGCGCCTGACCGCGATCCGGTCCTATACCGCTGGCAAGCTGGCGACGCTAATGGAAACCCTGGGCGCGCCGCCCGACGGCAATTACCAGATCCCGCCGCAACTGGCCTATCAACGCTCCATCGCGGAAACGGACCCCGATCCGCTGTCGCTGTCACTCTGGCTGGACGGCCTGCGGTTCGACCTGGTGAACATGCGCGTCTCCGGCCTGCGCATCAACCTGCCGACGTCCACCCGCCAGCAGGGCGCGATTCCGATGCTGGAAGTCACCATGACCGGGTCCATCCAGGGCACGGCGGACGAAGCGACGCCCACCATCCCCGCCCTGGGCGCGGTGCCGAAGTTCCGCGACGGCGACCTGTGGATTGCGGGCAAGGCCGTGGGCGGTTCGTCCATCATCATCGACCTAGGCCTGCGCACCGCTGCGGCCCCGAACCCGAACAAATCGGACGGTTCGGATGCGGAGGAACTGGTGGAGAGCAAGACCACCGTCACCGCCGACCTGCAGAAATATCGCAAGGCGCAATTCGACACGCTGGCGCTGGCCGACGCGCAGGCCCAGCATGCGGTCTGGGCGCAATATGGCTATGGCGCCGGGTCGGTGGTCAGCGTCAACGTGCCTGATGCCCGCTTCAACTATCGCTCGCCCAATGTCGGCGGCGACTTCGTGAACGAAACCGGCGACCTGTTCGTGGACGCGGCCGACCGGAACGTCTCGATCGTCTTCCCCTTCTAACCCGGAGAATATCGTGGCCTCTGTTCCCTATGAGGCCAGCGAGATCCATCGGTTCACCCCCGATGCGCTGGCCAATATCGAAAACCCGCCGGTCTTTCGCTTGCGCGCAGTCAGCCGCCGCGAGCGGCGCCGGTACGACCGCCTCATGATCGAGGAAGGTTTGCGGCTGCATGACCGGGAAGCCATGCGCGCCGAAACCCTGCGCGGCCTGCGCGCCCTCTCCAGCGACGATGAATTCGAAACCTGGGAACCCCTGCTGCGCCAGCACTGGGATGCGCGGGACGAGTGGGAGGAAGAGCATCGCGGAAAGCCCATCGATGACATTCCCGATTTTACATGCCCCGGACCGTCGGACGAGGAAATTTCCACCGTTACGCGCGGCATTCATGAAAACTGGCCGCCGCTGCGGAAGCTGGCCGCCGACAACGTGATCTTCAATCGGGAAGCGCCCGCCCTGCTCATCTCTGTGGTGCTGGCGGGCTGGTCGGGCATCGCGACGCCCTTCTCTTCACGCGAGGGCGTCCTCAGCCTGGATACGGTTGAGGCGCTGGACGCCGACCTTACCGAACTGGAAAAGGCGAACGGCCTTCCCGAAGGCAAGGCGTTCGTGGAACTGTACGTCGAAGCGTCCAACCGCATGTTCCTGTCGAAGGAAGCGGAAAAAAACTCCTTATCGCCGCCGCCATCGCCCACCGACCAGCCGACTTCGACGACTGGAACGGAGTCACAGAATGGCACATCGACGGCGTCGGCGATTTCAGACGAAACCCCCGCGACCTAGTCAGCGATGACGATTTCGACCTGCTGCGCCTCTATCATCAATGCGATCGGGGACTCAGCGGGATGGTGTGGCCGGATGGCGGCGCCCTGCTCGATCAGCCCACGCTGCTGGTGCAGGCCTTCGCCATCATCGGCAACCAGCTTGCGCGGCTGAAAAGCAATGCCGATTAGGCCTTCGCTTCGCCCACCCAGCCTCAATCATTTCCGCGATTTCCAGAGGGGCGGCATCCAGCGACTGGAGAATGCCGCCCTGGTCGCATCGGATCGCGGCGCGCGCATGGTCGTGTCGACCCTCCGGGCGGAGATGGCGGCGGCCGGGCTGGGCCGGCTGGGCAACGCCATCACGTCGACGTCAGACCTGCGGCGCTCCGGCCGGGTTCATCGCCGGGGCGCGGAAGGCTTTTCCGCGTCGGGCATCGTCCACCTTCGGACGGAGAATGAACGCACCGTCGGCGCCATCATCTCCTACACCGAAGGGGCGGAGATAACGCCCCGCGGCCCATGGCTGTGGATCGCCAGCGATGATTTGCAGAAGCGGGTCAAAGGCAATTTCCGGATGACGCCGGCGCGGTATCGCGCCGGCGGCTATGAAAGCAAGATCGGGCCGCTTGTCCAGATACCCGGCCGGCATCCGGGCGAAGCGCTGCTGATCGTCCGGAACGTCACCACGCGCATGGCCGGTCGCGCCAATCCCCGCCGGCTTCCCGCCAGTGGCCGCGTCCGCGCTGGCCGCGCCCTCCAGGAACAGTTCGTCGCCTTCATCGGCATCCGCCGCACCTCTCGCCGCGCACGGGTCAATCCGCGCGCGATCCTCGCCTGGGCCAGGTCCAACCTGCCCTTTCTCATCCGCCAAGCCCTGGGGAAGTAAGTGACCGATCAGTCCGCGATCTTTCCGGCGTTCATCCGCGCCGAATATGATCCCTCCGGCCAAGGCTTCTCGCTTTTCGAACGGGAGGCCGGGGAGTCGGCCGCCCGCGCGCGCCGCGCCTTCGAAGCCAATTTCGCCGAGGTGGAGCGCGTCATCAACGGCGCGGTCTCGCGCGGGTTGAAGACGTCCGGCGCGATAGACCTTGGTGTCGCTGAATTCCGCCAGGCGGCCGCACAGGCCAAGGCCTATGAACTCTCGCTCCGCACCACGCGGGACGCGGCGCAGGCGCTTGCCATCTCGACCGGCGACACGTCCGCGCAGACCCGCTCCTACCTCCAGGCGCTCAGCGCCCAGGTCGTGGAGGCGACACGCGCCAGGGAAGCCGCCGACGCCCAGGTCACGACTTATACCCGGTTGCAGGCTGAGATCGACGCCACTGCGGCGCGCAACACCGCCCTGGCCGCTTCCTATCGCGAACTCTATGCGGAGCAGGCTCGCGCGGCGCGGGACGAAGTCTACGCGCGACGGTCGCAGGAAAGCTACAACGGCGCGCTGGGCGTCTCCCGCCCGTCAGCAATGGCAGGCGGCGCGGGATTTTCCGCGCTGGACCAGCAGGTCCGCGACATGGAACGCCTGGGAATAGCCGCCACTCAACTGCACGCCCAGTTGGACCCCATGTACGCGGCCCAGCAGCGGTTCAACCAGGCGCTGGACACCGCAGACGATCTTCTGAAGGCGAACATCATCGATGAGCGGCTGCATGCCGCCGCGGTGCAGAATGCCCGCGATCAGCTTCAGGCGCACAGCAACGCCATTCATGCTCAGAATGACGGTTTCCATCAGTTGGCCCGTGGATCCGGCATCCTGCGGCAGGCCTATATCCAGACGGGCCAGCAGGGGCAGGATCTGGTCATCAGCCTCATCGGCGGCCAAAGGGCGAGCGTCGTGTTCGCGCAGCAGTTGCCGCAGTTGGCCTTCGCCCTGTCCGGGCTGGGGGTGCAGGCCGATGGCACGCAGAAGGGCATCGGGCGCATAGCGACCCTGCTATCCGGCCCGTGGGGCATTGCCTTCACAGGCGCAGCCTTCGCCGTTGGACTGCTGGTCGAAAAACTCTGGCAACACGATGAGGCGTCCAAGGCAACCAAAAAGGCCATCGAGGAAGAGAAGCGCGCCATCGAGGCTCTGAATGAGGCTGCGGAGCGATCAATCCAGACAACGGAAGATCGGGCGCGCGCTGCCTTTATTGACATCGATATTCGGCGTCAAAATGCGCAAGCTACTCGCGATGAAACGAAGGCCATGCTGGAGCAGGCCAAGATCGCGGCTGAAAAGAAGCGCGATGATGTGAAGATTACCGCGCGCGGCGACGTCATCAATCCTGGCTTCGTTGCCGCCACCCGCGAGGTTGAGCGACTAACTCAACTGCTCAAAGACAATCAGGATCAGTTGGACCGGCTCTCGCGCAATACAAATATCAATCGCGGCAACTACATCGCCAGCATCACCGACCAGATGCGGACGGCGGAGGGTCGTGCGAACCGACGCTTCGACATCGAGCGCAACAGTGTCATCGCCAAGGGCGGATCGGACGAAGCAGTTGCCAACGCTCTCGCACGCATCGAAACAGCCCGCGCCGCCGAACTGGCGAAGATCCGCGAAACCGAACAGGCCCTAAAATCCAGCGGCACCGCCCGCGACCGGGAAGCCGCGACCGTCGGCCAGGTCAGCAAGCTGCTGCTTTCCGCATTCGGCGGCACCATCACCTCGACCACCGGCAGCCAGCACGTCAGGGGATCCTACCACTATAAGGGGCAGGCGGTGGACTTCGTGCCTGCCGGGGGCATGGGTTCGATCACGAAGGCGCAGATCCGCGCCGCCGCCGAAGCGGCGGGCCTGACGGTCAAGGAACTGCTCGGCCCCGGCGACAAGGGCCATAGCGACCATTTTCACCTTGCATGGGCTGGCGGCAAGAACGAGGTCAACAGCGACCGCATCAACGACCAGTTGGCGCGGGCGGCCGAGCGACAGGCGGAAGAAGCGAAACGCCAGGCGGAGGAACTGCAGCGCGCCGCCGAAACTCTGTTCAGCAAGTTCGACCAGGGCCGCGCCGCCGCCGTGGAATATGCCGACGCGCTGGCGGAAATCGACCGGGTGATGAAGGCGGGGCTTATCTCGCCCGATGACGCTCTCGCCTATGGCATTGCCGCCGCGCAGCAGAAGGTGGCGAATGACAATGAGCGCAACCAGCGCGCCATGGATCAGATGGACAAGGATCTGTGGGGCGACCGGAAAAAGGAAGGCGAACTCTTCAACGAACAGCAGGAAGACAGCCTTCGCCGCCAGCGCGAACTTGCGCGTGAAGCCAATCGCCAGATCGATACCGGACTCCAGCACATTGCGGACTTTTTCGGAAACGATGTCGCGCGCTTCCTCGCCCGTGTCTCAGAAAGAGCGCCTGCGGATTCCGGCCTTAGTCTGCTGCTCAAAGGCGTCGGAGCAGGAACCGACCTGTTCAATGACAGCCTGTCCAAAGCCATCTCCAGCGGTATTGAGGAAATTTTCGGCAAGGAGAACGTGGAGAAGATCGGCAAGACGCTGGGTGAGGCCATGGGAGCCGCCGGTGTCGGCGCTTCCGCCGGCAATCTTGCTTTCGGCGGAGCGAACAGCGCGCTCGGCAGCAGCATCGGCGGCGCGCTCGGCAACAAGATCGGCGAGAAATTCCTGACGAAGGGATTGGAGAAGATCGCCAAGGGCTTGGGCGACTTCGCCGGCCCACTCGGCTCCATCGCCGGCGGCCTGCTGGGCGGCGCCCTGGGCGGGTTGCTGTCGAAGCCGAAATGGGGCACTGCCGTCGTTACCGGCCAGGGCAGCGGCGATGTCACCGTGGCGGGGAACAAGGCTGCCTATCGGTCCAACGCAAACCTGGCGGGGACTTCGATCCAGAGCGGGCTGGACGCCATCGCCGAGCAGCTTGGCGCCGACATCGGCGATTATTCCGTCAGCATCGGCCAATATAAGGGCAAATGGCGCGTCTCCACTACCGGCCGCAGCGGCAAGTTGAAGGCGAAATATGGCGACGTGACCGACTTCGGCAAGGAAGGCGGCGAGGACGCGATCAAGTTCGCCATTTCCGATGCGGTGAAGGACGGCGCGCTGCTGGGCCTGCGGGCGTCGACCCAGGCGCTGTTGACGCGGTCGAGCGACATCGAAGGCCAGCTTCAGAAGGCGCTCGACTTCGAAGGGGTGTTCCATCGGCTGAAGGAATATACCGACCCGGTCGGCGCGGCGATGGACACGCTGGACAAGGAATTCAACCGGCTGAAAAAGATATTCGAGGAAGCCGGCGCCTCGACCGAAGAATATGCATCGCTGGAGGAATTGTACGGCAAGGAGCGCGCCGCCGCGGTCAAGGATGCGGCGGAGAAGGTCACGGCCTCGCTCAAATCGCTGTTCGATGAACTGACCGTCGGCAACGACGCCCGGTCGCTCCGGGAGCGGCTGGCGGAGGCGCAGGCCAAATATAACCCCCTCGCCCAGCGCGTGGCGGGCGGCGACATCTCCGCCTATGACGACTATTCCGACGCGGCGCGGACGCTGCTCGACCTGCAAAGGCAGGTCTACGGATCCAGCGAGGATTATTTCAAGCTGCTGGACCAGGTGACGGCGCTGACGAAGACGCGCATCGACGCGGAATCCAATGTCGCCTCCATCTCTGCGGCGCGCGACAGCATCTTCGCCAGCGAGTCCGCTGCCGCTCCCGTGGTTTCGGCCACCGAATCCCAGACCCAGCAGTTGGTCGCCGCCCTGAACGGCCAGACGGGGTCGTTGGCAACCATCCTGCAGGCGATCCTCAACAATCAACTCGCGGCCATGCGCGGGTCAGGAGCGGGCACTCCGGTCGCGTCCAATCTGCTTTCGGCGAGGGGCAACTTCTAAACCATGCATATCCTTGCCGAACTTTCTCCCCTCAACGCGGTTGACGGGAGCCGCCCCGTGCTGCGCGCTTCGTCGGCGCAGGACCGGCGGCTTAACGGCGTTGCGGGAGAGCGGTGGTGGCCCGCCATATCCAAGCGGCCGTCATTGGGGATTCCGCTGTTCGATGGCGACTTCACCCAGAACGTTGAGCCTGGGTCGGCCGCCCTCGCCATTCGCATCGATGCGCTGGCCAACCTGCACGCGTCGGCGCGCGCCCTGCGCTGGGCTGGCGCAGGGATCACGCTCTACGCCGTCGATCCCGCCGCATCGCTCAACGCCGCGGGCAGCTATGACCTCCCCTCCCTGGCCGGGGCCATGATCTTCAAGGGCAAGATCAGCGAGTTCGGCAAGGAGGGCAACGCCCTCACCCTGACCGCGGAGGTCGACCAGGAGCCGTTCCAGAAGGACGTGCTGCAACTGGCCTATGCCGGAACCGGCGACGCGGAGGGCGGCGAGGATCTGAAGGGCCGCCTGAAGCCATGGATATTCGGCCGGGCGCTGAACGTCGAGCCGGTCCCGATCAGCACCGTGGACAATGTTTTCCAGTTCAGCGCCTATGCAATCCAGGGCATTTCGGCGCTGTATGAGCGCGGCGCTTCGCTGGGTTCCAGCATCGGCAATTATGCGACCTATGCGCAACTGGTGGCGGCCGACATTCCGAACGGCCGCTGGGCCACCTGCCACGCGCTGGGGATGGCACGGCTGGGCGCGCCCCCGGCGGGCGTCATCACCGGCGACGTGGACGGCGACAATGGCGGCGGATTCCTGCGCAAGACGGGCGCCATCGTCCAGCGCATCGCGGCGGTGCTGGGCATATCGTCGTCGCTGGTCGACGCGGCGTCTTGGGACGCGCTGGACGCGGCGGTCCCCTACAATGTGAATATCGTCATCACGGAACAGTCCAGCCTGCTGGACCTGGCCCGCCGCATGGCGCGGCCCTGCAACGCGCAGGCGGGCGTGGACCTGGTCGGGCGGCTGTTTGCTGTGCGTCCCACCTTCGCCGCGCCGAGCCTGACGCTGGACTGCCAGGGACGCCGCCTGCCGCCGGTGCGGCGCTGCTCCGAAGCCGATGTCAGCGCTCCGTACAAGCGCATCATGTTCGGCGCGGCGCGCAGTTGGCGGGTGCATACGTTCGATGAGATCGCCTTCGACGCGCCGCTGATCGATTGTGGCGAATATAGCCCGACCACCGTCTATCGACGGGGCAATATCGTATCCCTGCCGAACGGGTCGCGCTGGCTCTATGCGTCCGATACGCCCCATGCCGGTTCCGGGCCAGGCGACGACAATCCCGATTGGGAAAAGCTGTTCGGGCCGATCACGGCCGGCAACATCACCTATGAAGACGGGACGCCGGTTGAAGACCTGAAGCCTGCGGAGCCGAACGCGACGCACGGCGCGACGCCGGAGCAGATGGAGCAGATTGCCGCTCCCAACATCACCCTGTCACGCCCGACAGTCACGCTTTGGGCCTATGAGAACGGTATCGTCACCGACTTTTCCAATGCCAACGGCCTGGTCAAGGTTATGTCGGGCGGTGTCGATGTCACTGCATCGGCCGCATTATCGGCCACGGCCACAGGCTGCACCGGCACGATCAACACGACGACAGCCAGCCCTGTCGCGGGCCAGCCCAAGGGCTATTACCGCGTCACCGCCATGTCGGGGGATGCGGCCAAGCTGACCCTCACGGCGGTCTATGGCGGCAAGACTGTGACGTCCGAGTTCCAGTTGACCAAGATCAAGGCTGGCTATGAGATCGTGGCATCAACGCTGCCGACGACAAACCTGTTTGAAGGTCGGCTGGTATATCGGGAAAGCGACGGCAAGCTCTACCGCTATAAGAGCGGCGCGTGGACGGCCGCGATCAACGGCGCGGACATCGACAATGCCACGCTGACGACAGCGAAATTCGCGGCCGGCATCGAACCGATTGCCCTTGTCGGTCCTACCTTGCCAGTGGTGAAGAGTACCAATACCGTCTTCAATACCTCGGACGGCAAGCTCTACCGCTGGAACGGCTCTGCCTATGTGGCGACGGTCGCGGCGGGCGATGTTATTGGCAAGATTGTCGGCACACAGATCGATGATAACTCCATCCAGACGCCGCATCTGGCTGCTGGGGCGGTGGTCGCATCAAAGATGTCGATCATCCCCAACAACATGTGCGCCGACCCGTTCTTCGAGGACATGTCCTATTGGAATTACCGGGTCGATCAGCAGAGCGCCTGGGCCTACCTGAATGAGACCGGCTGGGCATCGGTCGCGATGAATGTGCCGCGCGCCATCAACATCGGTGGCCCGCAAAGCGAGCGTATCCATATCGGCACCGGGTTGCAGAAGTGCGATAGCCAGGGTGAGACCTTCTGGCTCCGCGCGCATGGTCGGAACACAACACCGACCAGCGGCACGGGAACGATCCTCAGATGCGCCGTATGGTTCTATGGCGGTGACCCGCTGACAATCATCGGGCAAGCGCAAGTAGATTTCGCTCCAGGAACGCCCAACGCTGGCGAGATCAAGTCGACCAAGTTCACATTCCCGGCGAACTGCATTTATTACCGGATCGCCATCTATAACGGGGAGGCGTGGGCCGCGACCGGAAACCTGTCGATCTCCGCAATTCGTTTGCAGAAGGCGGCAGATGCAAGCCTGATCGTTGAAGGTGCGGTCCTTGCAGAGCATCTGGGCGCGGATAGCGTCACTGCCGGGAAGGTGGCAGCGGCAGCGATCAACACCCGAGAACTGGCAGCAAACTCGGTCCGCGCGAACCAGATGGCCATTATGCCGGACAATATGTGCCCAGACCCCTACTTTGATGATGCGGGCCTTAATGGATATTGGTCATCGATTGAATCGGGCTGGGTCTTGCGGGAGCCGAACGGTACCAATGCGGCAACTGTCATGGCCACGCCCCGCGTTGCTGAAGTGGGACCCGGCGCTGCCTCGCGACGGCATATCACCTCCATCAGGAAGAAGATCAACGGCGCGGACGGCCTCACCTACAACTTCCGCGTAAGGGGCCGGAATACTGCGCCCAGCGGATCAAGCGTTTTGCGCGTGGCGGTACAGTTTTACGACGAAGCGGGAACCTACATCACCCAGGCCAACATCGACTTCGCGCCGGGAGAAAACACGACCAAGTCGCGGCAATTCACTTTCCCGGCTAACTGCCACTCCTATCACTTGCGCGCTTACAATGACGTTGCTTTCGCGTCCGGATATATGGCGTTTACCGCGTGCAAGCTTGAAGTCGCCGCCAGTGCGGAGCTGATCGTCGATGGCGATATTCTCGCCCGGCATCTCGCCTCCAACTCTGTCACTACCGACAAACTCGATGCCGGTGCTGTCACCGCCGCGAAGATCAGCGTCACTTCATTGGCCGCCATCAGCGCCAATCTCGGCAATGTGGCGATCAGCGGCAACCTGGTTGTCGATGGGACAATCACCACGGGAAAGATCACGAACAACGCCGTCAACAAGACGGTTTATTCGCAGCTTTCCAACCCTGGATACGATGTGTTCAAGGGCGTCAACACGGGCAGCGGGTACGCAGTTTATTCGACGACATTTGCCAAAGACGAAGGCAGCTCCGCGCTTGAGTTCGAAGCGTCCGTAAGCCTTCTGCCAAACGGCAACGCCAGCCCGACAATGTGGATACGCATTTACATCGACGGAACGCAGCACTGGTTCCGTCGGCATGACATGACGATGGCTGGCTCTGGCTCTGCCTTCATATCATTCCGCTACCGAGTGAGCGGCCTGTCCGCTGGCAACCATATTTGCAGTTTCAATTTCGAGTTTTTCGGCCCGAACGATGGCAGCAAGGTGGTCCTAGGCGAGGGCACCAACTTCCAGATTACCGAGGTGAAGAAATGAATGAATACTTCGTCATCTATGACGTTGGCACGGGTCAGGAGCTTATCCGGGGCTTCGGGCCGGAGGGAACGGCAGGCCTTCAATCACTCATCGGGAATCGCGGGGTGGTGACGATCCCTGCGGAGGACTTCAACGCCCAAACTCAGTTGCTTGACATTGACCCTATAGTCTTGCGCGCGTCGTTGTGGGATTTTACCAAGACGATCCGCGCATCCTTCGCGGTCGGCGGCGCGGTGACCAGTTGGGGAATCGTCGATAGTCAGCCCCTCCATATCCAGAATCTTCAGCTCAAGGTGGGCGTTGCCATGCTGCGAAAATCACGCGGCGATGACGCGCCCCTGGAGTTCACGATGAAGGACAACAGCGTCGTTTCGCTCACGCCGACGGAAATGATGGTGATGGCGGGCGAGGCGATGGAGTTTGTCGACGGCATCTACAATTATGCCCGCGATCTGCGCACGCAGATGGATGCCGCCCAAACAGCGCAAGAGGTGCTGGCAGTCGACATATTCCGGGGCTGGCCCGCGGCGCAGTCGGCATGATCTACCTTCAACGCATCATCCTGGCGATGGTCGCACAAGCAGAATATCGCTGGATTGAGAGCTTTGGCGCTGGGCGGCAGGCAAATATGCGGTCGTTGGGTCGGTTTGATCTTCGGGTTTGGCTGAAGCTTGTCACCGATTTCTTCGACCGCGAGGTCGCGCGGGTTGAATCTATGAGCGGCGAGGCAGTCAGCCCGGCCACCTGATTGCCGCTGTGATGTCCTGCGCCGATGCGCTTGAGCGGCATAATTACTCAAACAAGAAGGTGAACGATGGACGACGGCGGTCTGGCGGGTGACGTGGCGCAGGTTGCTGCGGGCGGCTTTAGCGTGGGGGGCGGAATATATGCGGTGCGTTGGCTCATTCTCTGGCTGACAGGCCGCGCCGATCGCGTGGCAGCGTCGAACGATCAGCAGCGGGCCGAACTGGACCAAAGCTGGAAGGCATATCGCCTCGCGCTGGAAGACCGGCTGGAGAAGCAGGATGAGCGGATCGAGCGATTGGAGCGTGAGGTGGAGGATTGCCACGCATCGAAGCGGGAAACCGAAGCCCAGCTCGCGCGCCTGCAAGCCTATGTCGACGGAGAGGGGCAAGCCCGGCAGTTGGGGGCCGTAATCGCGGCCCATGACCGTCGGCTTGGGTCGACCTGATCCATTCCCATGATCGGTGATTTTTTCGGGCGCTTCAGGCGCCCTTTTTTATGGAGAATGACATGGCCAAGACGCCGAAGGAGATGATCGACGACGTCATCACCCGGGAGGGCGATTACGTGAACCATCCCGCCGATCGAGGCGGGCCGACGCGGTTCGGGATCACGCAGGCTCTCGCGCGCAAGAACGGCTATAAGGGCGACATGAGGGTCTTTCCGCGTGGATCGGCCTTCGACATCTATTGGCGGCAGTTCGTCACCGCGACTGGCATCGATCTGCTCGCCAAACGCTCGCCTGAGTTGGCGGCGGAGGCGCTGGACACAGGCGTCAACATGGGCGCGCCCTGGGGCGTGATGTTCCTCCAGCGCGCGCTCAATGCCTTCAACGAGGGCGGGAAGCTTTGGCCCGATCTTGCCAAGATCGATGGCAACTATGGCAGCAAGAGTGACGCGGCACTGGCCGCCTATCTGGCGCATCCTCGGCGCGGACGGATCGATGTCCTGCTCGCCGCGATGAACGCGCTCCAGGGCGAGCGCTACATCGGCATAGCTGAACGCAACGGCTCACAGGAGGCGTTCGTGTATGGCTGGCTGCTCAATCGTGTGGCGATCGCGGCATGAACAACCGCCACAACGTCATCGCCTATCTGGCGACCCTCGCGGCCATCGTGATCATGTCGATCGTCGCGGCCGTGATTTGCGTCAGCGTCGAGCCGGACACCCATCTGGCGCAGATCGTGGCGGCCCTCGGCTTCATCAGCGCCGCCGTAACCGGCCTGATCGGCGTGATCGGCACCTTCAAGGCCCGCGACAGCGGCGAATCTGTGAATGAGCAACTGATCGCGAAGCTCCCACCTGTCGATCCGCCCATCAGCGACACCAAGTCCTGACCCACCGAAAAAGGAGAATGATATGAAATGCCTCATTGCGCTTTGCCTGCCGCTCGCCCTCATGGCATGCGGCGTCGTCACCGGAGCCATCAACAGCCTGCCCGCGCCGCCGGCGGCGGTGGCCGACAGCACTGTCCTGGACGAACAGGGCGCGCTGGCCGCCGAACTCGCCTACAAGGCGGCGCGGGTCGCCGTCGAAACCAGCGTCGACGCTGGGCTTATCAAGGGCGCAACGGCCGCAAAGATCGCAAAGCTCGATCAACGGGCTTTCACCGCCCTCGGCGTGGTCCGCAAAGCCTACGCCGCTGGGAACGCGACCAGCTACGCCAGCGCCCTTGTGGCAGCCCGTGCGGCTATTTCCGACCTTCTCACCCTAACCGGCAAGACGGGAGCCTGACATGAACATTTCTACCCTGCTGAACGTCCTGCCCGTTGTCGGGCCGGTCATCGCCAAAGCGCCCGAATTCGTGGCGCTATACCAGGCGGCGGCTTCCCTCCTGAATGATCCCGACCAGGCCACGGCCAAGGAGGCGCTGGCGGATATTCAGGTTGATAATGACGAAGGTCACGCACGGCTTCAGGCAAAGCTCGCTGCCGTCGCCGCGGCGGATGATTAAGAGATGCCGGCTAGCGCCAGCCGCATAGGCTTCATCACGCAGGCCGTCCGCAACGCCACCGCCGGTCCCGATGGGACTGTCATCGCGAAATATGGCGATCAAGCGCGCGACACGGAAGAACCGTTGGAATGCTTCTTCGACAATGTGGAAGACGCAGAAGCCGTGGCGGCCGAACGCTTGGCCCTGCTTTCGCCCGACCGCCGCCGTTTCGTGACAGAAATCAGCGGGACGGGCACGGGGGAATCGCTCGACTTCAACATGACTGCACCAACCGCCCGCATCATCGATAGCGAAAAGAGCGCCGACCTGCCGGCCATCGTCGTGGAACTGGGCATTGACTACGAGACGGATCGCTCCGTCCTCACCACCTGGGGATAATCCATGCCTGCCTTGCCCTTCATGTTTCAGCCTTACCCGCTGACTGCCATCGCGACCGGCAACGAGCGCGCAGAGAAGCCCGCCATCCACCTAGCCCAGTTCAAGCATATCGGCATGACCTGGCGCAGCAACGGCAACGGCAATATCTGGATCCGGGGCGATTTCGGGCAGGACCGCGTCGTGGACTTCGTGTCGCTGCTGCAGGCGAACGCGCAGCCCGGCACCACCATCAGGATCCGCTTGGGCGCATCGCAGGCCCAGGTGGACGGGAGCGCGCCTTATGACAGCGGCGCCCTGCCCTTCATCAGCCCCGCCATCACCAGAGAGGACGGGCTATACCATTCCCATCATGAACTGCCGGGGTCCGTCACGGCCCGCTGGTGGCGCATCGACATCGGCGGCCATAACGGCGACTTCGAGGCGGCCAAAGCGGTTTTCGGAAAGAAGATCACCCCAGCCCGTTATTACGACCGTAATTTCGAGTTCGGGGTGCAGGATCTGGGGTCGGTCGACTTCGGCCGGTGGGGGGTGCCGGAAGAAGAAGAGGGGCTGATCTTCCGGACCGTCACGTTCAAGCTGTCGTGGATTCCCGGCGCGGAATATGAGGCGAACTGGCGCCCGATGATCGAGAAAGTGGGAAGGCGGCAGCCGGTGTTCCTGTGCTTCGATCCCCAGGCAACGACCGCCCGGCAGGCGAAGACCTATTTCGGCGTGTTCCGCGATCCACCGTTCGCGACGGCAAGCGTCAAGCCAGGCACATTTGCCCAGGAATTTGCGCTGCTCAGCTTCATCTGATCCGGCGCCTGGTGAACGCCGGTAGGGCGGGCGGCGGGTAGCCACAGGCCTGCCGTCCGCCTGCTCACCAACCCAACCAGTTTCCCACTTCTCCGGCGGCGTTCGCGAAGCCCAGGAATACGCCAACGATGCTGATTGCACCAACAAGGGCAGCCTCGCTGTAGAAGAGGATTCGCCTCACGGCCTTTCTTCCAGCATGGCGTCGATCATGGCGCGCCAGACCGTCCCGACCTTGATTGATGGCGTGAACGGTAAATCCGCAGTCCAACCAGCGCGCTCCATCGCCTCGCTCGGCTCCCGGATCGCGGCGAGGACGGCACGCACCATCGCCTCAGCATCAATCACGCCATCAATAGGCACAGAGCGCAGATTGTCAGGCTCCCCGCCGACATAGGCACCCTGCTCCTGGGCTGCGTCGATGATGGCGCGCGCGGCGCGTTCAAGAGGTGGCTTTCCTACCATCGTCGATACCTTCCTTCTTCGGCCTTTCATCGATCCGACAGCCGACCTTCCAATAAATGGCGCGGGAGAATTCGCTGCGATCAGCCTCCCCTGCGATGATGGCGTCTTCCTCAGCATCTGCCCGAACGTCCCGCCACGGCCCCAGCGGCCTATCGAAGGAGTAGGCGCGGAATTCACGCTTCCTCAATCGACGCGCACCACCAGATTCCAGCCCAGGCGCTTCGCAAGCGCCTTCGCCGGTGAGGACCAGCCCCAGAAATCCATGGCCTGAAACTCCATGCTGCGACCGTCTTGATCTCCGGCGATGACCGCAGCGTCGGCAATGTCGACATGGCCCGGCTCATCGCTGCACCCGGCGCTCTCCGCCACCCATTTCCCCGATGGGGTTTCCCAAAGGCGGATCTCTGTCCATTTGGCCCGGTCTCGCTTGGGGTTGGTGGTATGTTCGCCCAGCAGCTTACCCAGAAATTGGTAGGTTGGTCCCCGATTACAAGCGATTTCCTCATGGGTGTATCCGTCGGCCAATGGGTCGGTGGACGCGCCTTTCCTGCTCTCGATGTAATCCTGCATATTCCGGGCGACCTGCTGGAAATGCTCCGCTGTGGGAATCCTGGTCCTGAATTTCGGTCTTTCCTTCATTTCCTATTCCCCCGATACCCTATGCCACCTGGCGAGTGGACCACCCGCGTTGCTTATATTTGAGCCAGTCCGCGGTGCGCGCCCGGCGGTAGCCCGATTCGGCGTCCTTCAATACCACGCCCTCGCCGCCACGCGCCCATATCTCGTTCGCCAGGCGTTCAACATCCGCCTGCGTGGCGCACCAGGTATCGGGGATGACGGCCAGCGCCGGCTCCTTCGGCTCTCGCCCATGGGTGCCGGGGCGCCATTCCCACGATAGGGCAGGATCGGCCGCCAGGGCCACCCAGCGCCTCAACCTGGCCTTTCGCTCATATAGGGGCCTGTCGGTCCCTCCTGCGGCCCAGGCGGGCGCTGGCATGGCATCGAAGAGGTGCAGGGTGCCCTGTTCCGGAGCGCGCAGCCCCTGCCCTATGTGGCGCAGCGTGGCGCGAAAGCCGCCGGGGGCCAGAAACTCCCCATCGAAGAAGATCCCATGGCCCACAGCCTTCTCGATTGAGCGTAGGCGATAGGCGATATGCCCTATTCCCCCGATGGGGGTGCCCTCGCGGGTCAGCAGTTCCCCGCCGATCCAGCAGGCGCGGACGCCATCCAGCTTCTCTTCCACCATGGTCCCATGGGCTGGAACGCCCCCCTTCCATTCCCCGGCCAGTTGGACCAGTTCGCGGGGGCGCCTGTTCAAAGCGGGATGGGGTCTCATGCCGCCACCTCGAAGGACACGCCGGTCATATTCACCCGATAGGGGGTTAGCGCTCCTTCGCGCGATTGCCGCGCCGACATGGCCTTGAGGGCGATCTCGGCTCGCAAAGCTCGCTCCGTCATGCCGTCTAGCATCTCCGCGCCAGCCGCGACGGCGCGGGCCAACCGACCCCGCTCCTCCTCCATGCTGGCCAGCAGCCGCCGAGCGTCATCGCGTTCCCCAACTAGGCGGCGCACATCATCCGGCCGGACCTCATTCCCGAAGTGGTGCGGCTTCGCCTTCAGGCGGGCAATCTCCGTCAACGCCGCGTCGCGCTCGGCCTTCATGGTTTTTCTTACCGCCTCAGCATCCTGTAGCGCCCCATGTAGACGGCGATTATCTCCATTCGCGATCAGCAAGGCCCGCCGGTCTAAATCGGCGCGACCGCGCATCTCAGAGCGCATTCGCCATGCTCGCATGATGCAACGCCGCTCTGCGGCGGTCCGCTCGCGCTTGGGTGCTAGATTGTCGTTGGCAGCGTGCACGGATGGGGCGTCAAAGCGTACACCATATCGGGCGGGCATCTCCTGCGCCGATGAGAGACACTCAACCGGCTCGGCTTTCACCGGCTCGGCCGCCACGGGTTGCACCGACGTCGGGGCTGTTGCTTTCGGCGCGCGCCGCTTTCGGGCCTTCTCCAGTCCTGTCCACTCCTGGACTTGCTTCGCGGTCATGGGTAGCGCCCCCTTACCTCTGGGATCGGCGGGCAAGGTGATTGTCCGGATGACGTTGCCGTTCTCGTCCAGCAATTCGCAAGTCGGCATCGGCTGCTTGCCATATCCGGGCATGTTCACAAGGTAGGCGTCTGCTGCCTTGCTGTAGATGCCGCGATCGCTAAATGATGCGTCGGCAGGGATGCCGATGCCATCTCGCTGGGCAAGCCAGCGGAGATAGGCGTTGCGCTCGTCTATCGTGGCGCTGCGCGGCTTCTCAGTCAGGCCTTCTATGCCCTGATGCACGTTAAACAGGTCCATCGCTCAGCCCTCCACCGCGTCAATGCCAAGCCGGGATAGGTTGCGCTCCAGAAACGCAGGGCACCACTCCCAGTCGTAGGGGGAATGATCCTCGTCGCGGCCCCGCGCCGCCTCCCATTCCCGCTCACAATCGGCGATAAGGGTCATGACGGCGTGCCGCATGGCCACGGTGCCGACTTCTTCGAAACGAGCGGCAATGTCCGGCCGGTCGCGGATTTCAAGCATCGCCTCCCATAGGCACATGGCCGTTTCGAGGTTGGCTTCGTTGAACGTGATGCCGGCAGGGAGTTCGGGCGGATCGATCGGTCCGGCTATCTGCGCCGATAGGGTGGCCTCAGGCTCATTCGCCGATGGGGTTTGCTCAACGCCGGGGAGAGACAGCGCAGCGCCGATGGAGACCGATCCGGTAGCAGCCGCAATGATGGCGGCTATCCTGTCGGCCCAAGAATTGGTGCCGTCATCATCAGCGAAAAGAATGAGGTCGCCGTCCTGATCAAGCGTGACCGTCATGATCTCGCGCAGGATTGCCAGCATCCCCGGCGCAGCGTCGCGAGCATAATCATCCGGGCTATATTCCGTGACGCTGGCCGCGTCGCCCAGATCGTCAAGGGTGGTGTCCGGCCCGTAGGTTTCGCCCCAAGCTTCGCACAGGCGCTCGATGGCGAACGCTTCCGCATCCTCTTTGCTGTTGGCGTCGATGGTCTCGGCAAAAAGCGAGCCGTCGGATGATCCTTCGATCAGGAAGCGGGGCATGCTCAAGCCTCCCCATCTATGCGGGCAAGGATGGCGCGAAAATCATCTAGGTTGGCATCGCCCGGATTGGCGCGGCACGCTGCACCTACCGGTAAACGATCAAGCCATGCGACGGCCTTGCGTAGTGCTTCTAGCATCGCAGGAGCCTCAGCGATCAGAATTGCGTCCGCCTTATTCCTATAACTGAAACCCGCAACTCGCGTTACAAGGCAGGGGTGAACAACACCTGGGCGCAATTGAGGGCATACCTCCAAAGGGTTCGCCGGGTTCACCATCCACGGCCCCGGCGTACGTGCTTCCTTTTTCATGTCTCTTTTCCTTTCGTTTCAAGTGGCCAGCTCATCAGGCGCAGGGGGCCAGTCTTGCGCGACGGTCGCACGGCATAGGGCCGCGCGCCGTTTCGCCGTTATCGGAATATGCGAATTACCTTGGTGCGAACCTTGGCCGTTGCGAATGTGTCATCGGGCAGCGTCTCCAGTTCTTCCGCGTCGGGATGCTGGAACGTGATAGGGACCAGCGCCACTAGGCGCGGCGCGCAATCGTGGCCATTCCTGCCCATAAGGGACAGTGCCGCCGCTACATGCTTGCGCACCTCGCTAAAGGGCGGGTTCATGATGACGCGCGGAAACTCGACCTTGCCGCGCGCCTCTGCCGCATATTCCAGAAAACAGCGGTTGATGACGCTGCCGAACGGGTGGAGCATCCCGGACAGCTTGATATGGCGCTCCACCTGCACAAGCTCATAGCGGCTATGGCCCGACTCCAGCAGCGCGCGGGAAAGATTGCCCGTCCCAGCGCTCGGCTCCAGCGTCAGCTTATCGCCAGGCGCGCCCAGATAGGCCACCATGCGCGCCGCCACCTCGGGCGGCGTCACATGGCACTCTGTGGCCCGGTCAACCGCCACAATCTCGACCGGCTCCGCCTTGGGCAGCGCTTCGAAATCCCGGCGGCGCGTGACCGTCATATAGAGGGGCTTGGCTGGCCGCTTATAGACGCTCGGCTTCATGCTGCTTGCTCCAGTGCTTCCGGCAACGGGTGCGCCTTGCTGTCAGTCAGGAATACAGCCACAAAAGCCCAGTGTTCGCCCTCCTGTGCCACGCCCAAGGCGCGAGCCGACGCCACCTTGAAACGGAAGGTCCCGCAAGCGCTTAGGCGGGTCCCGCGATAGTCTGCGCCCACCTTGGAATATTGTTCCTTGGTCACGCGGGCCACGCGGATAAACTCGACTTCCGGCGCGCCGCGATAGGTCGCGCGGGACTTAGCCTGAATTTCCGTCACGTCGAGATTGAGGATCGGCGGCGCTGCGTCCTTCTTCGCCGGGACGACATAGCCGCAGGCCCGCATAACGTCGCGCCATTCGTCCTCGCTCAGTTCCAGATATGAGCGGTCGCTGATATGGGCGGGCAACGGCACGGGCGACTCCAGCATGAAATACCCGTCATCGATCACAGTGCATTTCGGCTTTTCCGCGCCATGCTCGCGGGCGAAAGCCTGAATGATGACGGGCGTCAGTTCGCCTTCATAGCGCGGCACCTCGCCAAGCATCGAGCGCTCAAAAGCCAGGCGGTTAAGCACATGGTCGATCCAGCGCTTGCGGTTCGGGCCGGTGGCCACCAGCTGCGCGCCTGCAATGCACTTTGCGCGGGCCTCTTGGGGCGAGATGCTTCCATCACGCAAGGCGGACCACATGTCGTAAGGCGCAATATCACCGTGCCCGATCAGCGCGCGAATTTGATCGTCGGTCGTGACCTTTTCCCACAGCGCTAGATTGCTATGCGCTTTGTTGATGGCGCGTTGCAGGTCGCGCAGCTCGGCCAAAAGCGTTTTGATGCGGTTCGCCCTAACACGCGGGTTATTCTTCATATTGGCGAAGCATTCCACGCCCTCAGCCCGATACAGCCAATAGTTGGCGGCGCGCTCGGCCTTGCCTGCCTTATCCTGCGCCGCATCCATCCGCTCTTTGGTCTTCCGCGCCTTCCGCTCGCTGTGGTGGCCTATAAGGATCGGCTGCCCCATATAGAACGCCTGCGAAAGCTCATCAGCATGACGGTGGAGCGATACCGCCTCATTGCGCCGCTTGTGCGCCAGATTGTCGAGCCGTTCCGCCTTGATCGCGGCGCGCTCCGCCAGCGTCATCTCTTCCGCCTCGATCTCTCCCGCCAGTTCAATGGCCAAGTCTTCGCGTGCCGGTGTCCACTTGGGGGCGACGAATAATTCCTGCTTGGGCGCCCAGACGAAGCCAGCCTCTTTCACCCGCGCATAGGTCTCCGCATCGAGCCGAGATGAGGGGTACAGACGGATCTTGTTATCCTCTGGGCTATATGTGGCGCTAATGGTGGTCATAGTTCTGTCCCTTTGGTTCGGTTCAAGTGGCCGAAGCTGGCCAGGCACGGGCGTTGCGCCCCTCAAAACGGCGATAGGGTCATTCCCCCGATGAGGGGCCGCCGCTTGGAGGGACGGCGCGCACAAGGCGCGCCGCGCCGGTTATTTCAGGGAGACGATGAAGCCCAAGGCGGTGAAGCCCAGCGCCATAGCCGCGCAGATGCGCAGGGCCACGGCGTTCAATTCGGCTTTGAGGTCGCTCAGGGTCACGAGATCATCCCTAACAGAAACGAACTCATCGGCCAATGTCTCTGCCTGCCTGCGGTTCAGGCCCGCTTCCTGTAGGCGCTGCATGGTGGCGATGGGGTTATATGCGGTCATGGATCAGGCCTCCGGTTCGATTGCGATGAGGGCAACAGAGGCTGTCCCCGCCGCTATGGCTGCAAGGACGCTGGCACATATTGCTAGGGGGTCAGATGCCGCTGCGGCACCGAAGATGGAGAAGAAAGCAGCGCCGGCACTCAGGAGGCTGGACCATCCGTAGATAAGGCCACCTTCATATTGGGGCTGCTTAGTTGCTGCGTGATGAACGCGCATGTGTTCTTGCCTTTCGTTTCAAGTGCCCTTGCCGGGCCAGCACTCCGCATCGCTGCGTTGCATGAGTAGAAAGACAGAAGAGACGCAGGATCACAATAGGAAAAACGCGGGTCCTACCCAGAACGGGCCGAACCGTTAAGCGGTGGAAGACCCCGTTTTTATGACGTGTTCGTCATTCAACTATGCTTGATTGTTAGAGCTTCGTGTTTCGGTAAAAATGTTCTCTGAGTGTTCCTTGAAGCGTATAACCGCGCAATGGCTCGATTCGGCTCCATCGGGGAAATCGCGTTCGCCGGGCTTCGTGTGCGGGTCTGGTGCTGGCGCTGCGCGAACGGCAAAGACATGGATGCCGAAGACGTCGTGTCGGCTTTTGAGGTCCGCGGCTGGCCCCTGGATCTCCGGCGGGCGGTAAGGCGGTTTAGGTGCAGGGAATGCGGTTCGTCCGATCAAGCGATAATCTTGCCTGCGTCACAGCCGCCGCCTGAACCGGACCCCTATATTCCTGAAGACCCTGACTATACCTGGGCGCGCGCCGTGGAAGCGTTCTTCCACTCAGTCCGGGCACGAAAGGATGAGGCGAAGGAAATTCCTTACCGGATCAACACGGTGTCGATCGATAGTCGGCGGCGGGAAGGGTTAGCCTGGGCGCTACATGAGGCGGAGCGGCTTCGTGCGTATCCGCCACTCCGGTTGGTTCGGGTCAATGGTCGGCCCGTTCGATAATATCGTTGCAGTTCCGATCCACATACGGCTGATCATGAGGACCGCGAGCAAAAATCACGACGTCACCCGGCGCAATCTCCCGAAGCGCTCGCCGGTCCCAGGCCATGTGGATGAAGTCCGGCTTTCCCCATATCCTACAGGCACTATGATATTCATCGCCGCGGAACCAGACGAAATGGACGGCCGGCGCATCATCGCTCATAAAGCTGGTCCAAATTCTGATCCCAGATCCGTTCGATGTCCCCGCCTAAGGGTTGCATATCGTTGAAGTCGATCGGGCACACCTGCTGCGCTGCAATCTGGAGCAATTGGCCTGTCGTCAGTTCCGGAAGGCCGGGCACGTTCCACAGTCCGGGAATGTCTGCCGGAGTTGCGCCAAGCTGGCGGGCTGCATAGGCGGTTGCTTGATCCATTCTCATACCCCATCTCGGCGAAGCGCCGCCGCATGCAACTGCCGAAACGCTGCCCTGGTCGCCAATGGCAGGTCGCTCAAATCGAGCATCTGGCGTCTCTCCATCCCGTCAACGACGACCTCTTTGGTGGTGAACCGCTGGCCGCATTGGCATTTCCGGCGCCTGCGTATGTTCGGGACGGGATCAGGGTTGGACCGGCTGTCCATGACGCTGTTCTGGTACGATCCGCACTTGGGACATGCTATGCTGCTCATGATCCGTGCCCCTGCATTTCAGTCCGAGGCAGAGGGGTGCCGATCGGATTGGCATGAAAGCCCGCCTTCCACCGACGCCTCGACTCATCGATCCATCCGATTGCCTGCTCCTTCATGCGCCGTATCCTCGCGGGGTTCTCCTTGTCCGCCACGGCGATAAAGTAGCGCATGATCATCTTCTCGGAGGGGCTGTAGGTTGAGGTGCCGTCCCATGACTGGTCGATGAAGGGTGCCATACAGGTCAACTTTTCAAGGATAGGGTCGCGGCTGGCCTGTTCAATCTCATCCCACCGCGCCAGCAGCATCAGGCGCGCACGCACACCGTCTTTGCTCAGCCGCTTTTCCGTGAATATGGTGGGCATGTCCGGACGGACCAACTCGACCATCTCCGTAGCCCTATAGGCGTCAAAGCCGGGGAAAAATGCACCATCCCTTTCGGTGGCGTCCCGGATAGCAGCACGGACCGCCGGCGTCATTTCAGCCAGGTAGTTGAGCAGCGCGTCGTCGCTCATCATGATCCGCGCCCTTCAAGTGCTGTGCGGGCGCGACGAAAATCGCCAATAGTCAAATCAGCGCACCATCCTGCGCTGTAGTGCGCGGGGCATCCGTTTGGATGGGCCTCGCAACTATCAACCTGATCCGCCTCCTCCGCGAACGGGCGCAGCGCCTCCCTCAGCCGCTTTATCTCCTCTTCAAGCGCGGCGATCTTGCCGATCATGTGCTTTTCCTTAAGGTCGGCAAAGCAGGCTTGGGAATATTCCGGCGCTTCGTCCTCATGGATCGCGGTGATGCCGTCCTCCGGACTGGCGTCGCTCTCTGGGTACCGGCCAGCACGATCCTTGATGCCGGTGTACCCCCGATTGCCGGGCCGATAGTACAGGCCGCGCTTAACCAGCAGGAAGCGGTCCCCCTGCTCGACCGTCACGGGTGCTTTATCGGTCATGCGTCACCATCCTCATAATCATCAATCTCGTCCAAGCAGTCCTGCCACTCAGAGGTTTGGATGCGCGGCGCGCCTAGATCGCAGCCGCCCTTGTAGGCATCCCAGCCGGTGCCAGCCCATTTCGCGGCCATGTCATTCCAGCCAATTTCCCAGCCTCGATACCAAGCAGACGAGGCATGGTTTGGCTCTATCGGCCGCCCCTCCCCGCCAGCCTTCAGTTCATCGCTCTTCGCGGTATCGGTGGGGTGGGTCATGGCTTCAAATCCTTCAAGAAGTCGGGAGCCTGCTCGACCTGCAAAGCAGCAACCGTTTGGGCGGTGCGCTCGAATTTCGCCCTCCCGTAGTCCCAAGCCTTGTCCGCCAAGCCGGAAGCGATGACGATTTTGCCGTTCAGCAAGAGCATGTTTGGTCGGTCCCAATTGCCGCCCGCGCTCTGGTACCGCGCGTAAACGTCTGAGAGGATGGACCAGTAGGTGGAACCGTCCTTGCAGTTTTCCGCTCGACCAGACCGTGTTACGATCACGAAACGATGCTCGCCCATCACCGCCCCCGCTCGGTTGAGGTTGCAGAAGCGCCCACATGATCGCAAAAGAACGCGCCGAGCTTGCCGCACTGCTCGCACACGGCCCGCGTGTCCGGCTCGGTTGAGGTTGCAGGGGTGGAGAGAGCGTAATCTTTCGGACTAAACGCCTGCTTGATGACGTGGTCGGTTTGCGGGTCATCGATGCCGTAAGCCCCTGCTACCGCATACGCGCCATCGGAAAACGCTTGCGAAATAGCGGCTTCAATCATCCTTTGATATGTTGTGTTGCGCCAAGCCTGCACAACGCCAAGCCCATGGTGATGCGACTCTTCCTTATCGCAGACCGGGCACGCGAAACCTCCTTTTGCCTCCCCCTCCCGCGATACCGTCGCGCTCTCCCCTTCAGATGGGGAGGAAAGGGCGGCGAGAGCGGCATCAATCTTGTCGATTGCATCGGCAGTCTGTTCATACAGCGCGCTATCGCCGTATTCGTCTGCCGGGATAAAGCCATGTTCGGGGTCCGGTGTTCGTTGCTGTGTGTGCCAATGGTGATGCCGGATCAGCATGCTGCGCCCCGCCTCCAGCGCCTCTCTCACCCCATCCAAAGCAGGCGCGGGATGGGTGGCACCGCTGGCCGCACCCATGAACACTCGCAATTCCTCGAAGGTGATAAGCGCCATGTCGGGATATTCTTCTGGCGATGTGCGATCGTCGTACTCGACAAGTTCCTGCCAAGCCTCTTCGGGCGTCATAGCCTCCTGATCGGCCGCAGGGGGTGATGAAAGGGCGGCGCGTTCTGCGGCGGCTTTGGCGATGGCGTCCGCGATGGTGGACTTAACATTGTCAATGTCTTGGGGCGTGACGAACTTCATCAGTTCATCGCGGTCCATCGACATGATGCCTTCAACTACGGCATCCATGATCGCCTCTACGCTCTCCCGCCCATTGCCCGCAGGCTCTACCGATAGACTGCGCAGGTGCGAAATTTCCTTGGCGTAAGTGATCAGGTCTTCTTTGTCTCCGTCAGCCGGTTGAAACAGCGCCTTAATGCGCGCCATTTCCTGCACCACGCTGGCGGCCGTCATTTCATCTGGCACCTCCTGACCTGCGGGCGAAGTTGAGAGGGCTGCGAGATAGCCTTGCTCGTACCCCCAAACGCAATCGTCCTTCGGCTTGCAAAGGCTGTCATCGTTCGGGTTCTTGCTGCACGGGATGCGCCATTCATCGGCTGCCTTTGCTGCCAGCGCAGCTATTATGCTATTTTCCTGGGCCATATCTCAGCCTCTCTTCTTGAAGATGGTGATGATGCGAAAGCGGTGGTTGGTGGACTTCACCATCCCGATCACGCCTTCAATTTCCCAATCGGCCTTGCGATACATGGGGAGAACCTGGTCGAGCCAGACGACATGCGTGCCAGGCCTGCACCGCGACAGCGCATCCATGACCTTGTTCCGCTTGACCATCGACGTCTGGTAGCGCTCAGCGTCCTCCACCGAATAGGGTGGGTCGGCCAGGATAATATCGAACGTCTCCAGCGGCACTGACGCGAGGGTTTGGGCATCGTCCACAAAGTCGGGTTCGAGTTCGGGATTGATGTCGACGCGCTTGCCGGGGAAAGCGTCCAGATCCACCTTGCCGCTGAAAACATGCAAGGCGCTGCGCTTTTCGGGGAACATGGCCCGGACGCGGCGCAGATAGCCGGCAGGATACCCGCCATAATAGGAGGACCTCACCCGATAGTTGTTGCCCATGATCCATGTGCCGACGATCCTGCCGTCTCCGCCGATGAAGAGGCCGTTGGGATAGCCGGTGGCGGCTGCGTAGGCGTTGATGCGATCAGCAGGGCCTAGCGCAGCTATTATGTCGGGGGTCATGCTCATCCTCCAATCTCTGCCAAGGCGCTGTCGCGCGCTGCGTTCAGCCGGGCCATCGCCGCATGGCTGCCGCCTTGATCCGGGTGCGCCGTGCGCGCCTTGTCTCGATAGGCCCGGTTCACTTCGTCTCGCGTCGGCCGCATAGGTACGCCCAGCACCTCCCACCACTGTTCCGGCGCGGCGAGACGCTGATAGCCGGTAAACGCCTGGTCGAGATTGCCGACGCCCCAGCGCTCCATGCCCCTGATCGCTTCGATGTGCTTGGCAATGGCATTGATATTGTCGGCTACGCGGTTCCAGCGGTCGCAGGCGAGAGCGATCGGCTTGCCTTTCCGCTCGAAATACACAGCGACGCCAGGATCTACTGGTTCACCACGGTCGCCGCGGGGACGGCCCGATAGCGTCCGCTCCAGGTTGGAGGACAGCACCTCATTACGCGCTCCAATCGCATCCAACTCGGCTTCGAGACGCTCGACCGCGGTGGCGATCGACAGCGACTTTTGACCGACACAGCCGCCTCGATCTTTATGCTCGAAGAAGCGCGCTGTGGCGCGGGCTTTGGTGCGCGGCCACCCAGCCGGCCAGTGAAGCGGATATGCTTGGGTCACGCTGATTTCCTCCCGATATTCTGGCAAACCTCGACCACCTTCAGAGCAGTGGCCCTATCCATGTCCCCGATGTGGCAATCCTTGGGAGCGATCCCGATTTGGCTGGCCAGCCATTTGTATCCCGCCCCGCGCGCCCTTTGTTTTGACACGCCATCCCGGCGCATCTTCCGCTCCCATAGGGGATCGAACGCGGCATGGGCCGCCTGGCGCGCGTCGCGGGTCGCCTTTCCGGCCGGGCGACCGAGAGACTTCAGGGTGCCGGCGTGGACCCCGCAATAGGCTCCGCAGCCGCAGCGCCAGAACAGCTTGTCAGCCAGATCCGGGCGATGGGGGTAGATCTCCGGGCCGCGGGCCATCGTGACCCGCTCCGCCGAATCGCAATCGGCGCACGTCGGCGCCACCTTCGCGAGCGCTTCGGGGGTGAAGTCGTTCGGATCGACTATCATTCCCCAGCCCTCCACAGGATCGGCTTCTGATCCTTCGGGATGCGATGCTTGCCGCGCGCCATGGGATGCTTCGGGGCGCCGCTCTTCGTCTTCCCCCAGCACCACAGGTCAGGCCAAGGCGCTTCGCCCTGCTGGATCTCCTGAATGACATGCTCGATCCACATGTCGTCCCAGGCGATGTTGCCCCAGCAGACGAAGACCTGATCGGCCTCCTTCGCCACCTTCCCGACATGGGGCAGGTTCGTCATGATTATCTGGTCCCGCACGTACCAGTCGTCGGTCAGGTGCCAGTCGGCGCGCTTCCGGCACTCGGCCGGGCTGGAGGTGCAGAAGGGATAGAGGTTGACCGCCCTGAAGCCGCCGAATCCGAACAGCTGGAACCAGTCGATCCACCAGAGGGTGGTCGGGTCATCCCGCTTCGCGTCCGCGTTCGAGGGATTGCAGCCGATGACGCAGGCAATCGGCCCCGGCCCCCACAAGCGGATCAGTTCAATGCGGTCATGGCCGGCAAAGATGGCATCGCGCTGCATCGTCTCATTGCCGAAAAGGTCATGTGGGAGCGGCGCGTTCATCCGGCACCTCCCGCCAGTATTCTCCGCGAGTCGCAGGCGATGATAGGCAGTCCGGTGTAACTCCGGTGAAAGTCGCGGAGAATCACGGTTCGTTCTTGGTTTTTAGTCCCTGACGAAAAAGCAGGAATGGCGGATTTCTGCCAATTTCCGCTATATCCTCTGTGTTGACATCGCAGGGGTCGCAAGTTCAATCCTTGCCACGCCCACCATGATAAGGCCTTGGGAATCTTCGGGTTTCTGAGGCCTTATTTGTTTCCACCCGGCCTTACATGCGCCGTTTCGCCGCTCCTGACACAATTTCAACACAGGAGCCGCCAC